GTGCCGGCGGTACCGGTTTTGGTAATGGCGGCACAGGATTCAGATATTTTAATTCGCCAAACGGCGGTGGTGGTGGCGGCGGCGGTGGCGGAATGTTTGGTGGCGGAGGTGGGGCAGGTGCCTTCGGTAATGGCTCTGGCGGTGGCGGGGGTGGTGCCAGTGGATTTGCGAATCCTAATTTTGTCACAAGTGCAACTCTAACCACTGGTAGTTATAATACTCCCGGAAATTCTACAGATCCTCTCAGAGGTACAGCAGGTAATGGTGGAGATCAAACTGTTTCAACAACCGGTGGTCATGGTCTAATTTGGATAAACATGAGTACGGGTCCTGTAGGTAATTTATTTACAAGTATAAGTCCTGCAATTTCGGCAAAAACCACATGGACAGCTGCCGACGGAGACATTACAGTTAATACATTCGGAACATATACATTCACTGCAGCACAAACTTTTTCAGTATCAGTAAAAATGTGGGGTGCAGGCGGCGGCGTTACTACGATCTTTGCAGGAAAAGTAGGTGGAGGCGGCGGCTTTGGGGGCGGCACTGTTACTTTTAACAGTGGTGTACAATATAGAATGATTATAGGTCAAGGTGGAACCGGGGGAGGTACTGCCACTCAAGGTACAACTGGTGCAGGTGGAGGTGGTGGTACCGGACTAGAATTTGCTACAACTTCTACTGCTATTTTAGTTGCAGGTGGTGGCGGTGGCAGTGGTGGAGGACAAAGTGCGTATGCGGGCGGAGGAACTTCAGGTGAAGCTTGGCGTGGGGGTAATCAAGATGGTAGACCGGCAGTCAACAATACTACAATAAGCTGGAGTATGGTTTCTGCAGGGGGATTCCAAAGTGCATTACTTACCACTACTGGTGCAATGTATATGTGGGGAGATAATACATATGGACAAATAGGTAATAATACTACAGCAAGAGCAACAAGTTTAGTGCAAATAGGAGCAACGTCAAGTTGGGTAAGTGTAACAAGTGGTTATTGGCATGTTTTAGGTAAAACATCTGATGGCTCGTTATTTGCTTGGGGTCGTAATAATACAGGTGCATTAGGATTAAGCAATAGCATAGATAGGTCTAGTCCAACACAAATAGGTACAAATAGTTGGGGATTAATAAGTGCTGGTGTACAAGACAGTTTCGCAACACTAAACAATACACTCTATACTTGGGGAGTAGATACACACGGAGAAGCAGGTTTAGGATTTGTATTCTCTAGAAGCAGTCCTACATTAATAGGTAATAATATTGACATAAATACTAGAACACCTGCACAAATACCGGGTAGTTGGAATCAGGTAAATGCAGGAAACCAATATACACTAGCAAGAGATACTAATAATATTCTTTATGCTTGGGGACAGGATACATCAGGACAATTAGGTTTATAAATGCCAATTTTTTCACCAGTTATTTTAGGAAACAGATTACCTCAGAATTTACCAGAACCACAAAAAGTTGACAACAATAGTTGGGTCGCAGTAAGTGCCCTAAACAACTTTACAACTGGTATACAAAGTAATAATTTACTTTTTGCTTGGGGCACTAATAATGTTTTCCAAGTGGGTGATGGTACAACAACAAATAAATCATTACCTGTACAAATTTCTACAAGTAGTTTTTCACAAGTAAGCGCGGGGTTTGATCATAGTGCAGCACTAACAACAACAAACAGACTTTTTGTTTGGGGTAATCAACCTAGCACTGCAGTTCTTACAGATTTTCAATCATGGACTAGCATTGCAACAGGTGGCGATCATTTTATTGGCTTACGTGCTAACGGCACTGTTTGGTTATGGGGAAGAAATGCTGAAGGACAAATAGGTGATAATACAACACTTAACAGATCAAGTCCTGTACAATTAGGTAGTGCAAGTAATTATACACAAATTAGTGCAGGTTATTATAACTCTGCTGCGATTACAAACACTGGGCAATTATTTATTTGGGGCTTAGGTAGTGCAGGTCAAATGGGTAATCTTGTTGTAGTGAGTCGTAGCAGTCCTATTCAAATACCTGCAAGAAGTGGAAGAAGTTGGATACAAGTTTCTGCAGGAAATCAATACTACTTAGCAATAGATTCAACTAATAGTTTGTTTACTTGGGGTTTAAATAACTTATACCAGTTAGGATTAAATGATCAATTAGACGCCGGTTGGAGATCAAGCCCTGTACAAATAGGCACTAGTAGTTGGACAAGTGTAAGTGCAGGAGGGTTAGGTGACCACAGTGTAGGCATAGATGTTTTAGGTAATCTGTATGTTTGGGGTAATTTTAATAGTGCTTTCGCTCCAATACCAACAACAATATATAGTTGGACACAACTAAGTGCAGGCGGACAACATACATCAGCTTTAAGAAGTGATGGTACAGTATGGACATGGGGCAACAACGCAGTTGGTCAGTTAGGACAACCTAATACTACAATTGCACGTTCAAGTCCTGTGCAAGTAACCAGCAGTAGTTTTACACAAGTTTCATCAAAATATAGCAATAGTGCTGCAATACGTGCAGACGGCACACTATTAGTATGGGGTCTTAATAACGCAGGTCAATTAGGAAATAATAGTACACTTAATAGATCAAGTCCTGTAACATTAGTTTCTCCATTCAGTGCAACTAGTTGGGCTTCAGTAACTACAGGTACATCAAACACTGCTGCTATAAGAAGTAGCGATAGCTCAATATACATTTGGGGGGATTCAACAGCTGGTCAGTTAGGTAATTCAGAGGTAGTAAGTAAATCTAGTCCAGTGCAACTTGGTTCAGGCGGAAATCCAATAGATACAAGTACCTATATTAATACAGTAACTAGTGTTGGAACAACTAACACAATTGTTGAAATTCCCAATCTTAGTGCTAATCCAGTATCATTATACTTTAATGGCGGTCCATATATAGAAACAACAACAGGTGTAAATTTAGGTGCAGGTGGATCAACCTTCACGTGTGAATTTTGGGTGAAATTTGATGATTTAAGTACAGAACGAGGTTTAGTAGCATTCAATATTCCTACACCCATTGGTTCTAGTGGACAGGGAATTATTTTTAGACGACTTTCCAACAATGGATTAAGCATTAAGGCAGGTGGCGGCATAGGTGGTCAAGTTGATTCTGCTGGCAACATATTTACTAGCACATCAATTTGGTACCATATTGCTTTTGTTAAAGTGAGTACAGTTGTTAATGTTTATGTAAATGGTACCATAGTTATTAGTAACGGTGCAATAGATGGTTGGTCTCTTGCAGAATATCCATTATGGATAGGAGCTAATTTCTCTGGCGGCGGTAATTGGAGTTTTACTACTGGGTTCCTATTAGGTTATATTTCTAATTTAAGAATTGTTAGTGGAGTTGCGGTATACACCGGAGCTTTTACACCACCTACAAGTGTACTAACTACTTCTCAAAGTGCCGGTACTAATATAAGTGCAATAACCGCAAGTCAAACAAGATTATTACTGGCTACAAATCTTGCATCAATTAATATAACAAGTTACAATTTTATTGATACAAGTTCTTATGCATATTCATTAACACGTAACACTGTAATATACAGTGGAACTACTCCAACTCTAACCGGAACACCTATTTCATACTATTTTGATGGTACTAATTATGTTAGTTCAGCATTAGCTGCTAATCCAGTAAATTTTGGAGCCACCAATGTAGGATTCACTGCAGAAGCATGGGTTAAATTTAATGATTTAGGTACAACAGCAGGTATTTTTGGATTGAATATTAGCGGTGGAAACGGTGCTTGGATATATAGAAACACAAGTAACGGTTTTACTGTATGGTCAATAACTTCTCCGGGAAATACGACTCAAACTTCAAGTGCATCAAATTTAATTACTAGCACATCTGTTTGGTATCACATAGCATGGGTAAGAAGAACCGGAGCAAGTGCAAATTTAACTGATGTATTTTTAGACGGAACTCAGATAATAACGGCAGGAACAATAGTAAATCCTTTTACCACTGCAGCAGTGTTTAATCTTTATATAGGTGCAAATTTCTTTGCAACTAACCCATCTGGATTTTTTGTTGACACAACTGGCCTCAATGGATATATTTCAAACGCTAGAATAGTTTATAATGTACAAGTTTATACGGGTGCGTTTACCGTACCTACAAGTACGTTAACTGCAACACAAAGTTCAGGGACTAATATAAGTGCTATTACTACAGGACAAACTTATCTTCTAACAGCAGTTAACTTATCTTCAGTTGTTTCAACAGGTGCACAAAGTTGGAGTCAAGTTGATGCAGGAGATAGATTCTTTGTAGCTAAACGAAGTGACGGAACATTATGGGCCTGGGGATTAGGCACATCAGGTCAAATGGGTATCTCTACTATAACAAGTAGAAGTAGTCCAATTCAAACTGCTTCAGGTAGCTGGCTAACTCTTAGCACAGGGCTAGATCATGTCTTAGCTATACGCAGTGATAATACACTTTGGACATGGGGTAATTTTAATGCGATTGGCCTTGTAACAGAAGTTCAATCATGGACTACAATAAGTGCAGGTGCTCAAAACACACTTGCAATTAAATCTGACAATACATTGTGGGCTTGGGGTGCAAATGCTCAGGGACAGGTTGGAGATTTGACGGTCACATTAAAAAATAGTCCGGTAAACATTGCCGGCTCAGGTTGGACTAGTGTATTTGCAGGTAATAGTGCATCATTCGCAACTAATAACAATAATTTACTATATGCGTGGGGCTTTAATTCTAGTGGTCAATTAGGTGATGGTACAAGTATTAATAAATCAAGCCCTGTACAAATAGGCGCAAGTAGTTGGACATTAATTAGTAACGGTGTCGATCAAACATTAGGTATTGATGCAGTAGGTAGATTGTTTGGTTGGGGTAATAACACATTTGGACAAAATGGAATAGCAGATGTTAATCCATCTTATGTAGCTATTGCAGGAGGCCTTGCATTAAGAGCAGACGGTACGCTATGGAGTTGGGGAAGTAATCCAGGTGACGGAACAACAATTTTTAGATCAAGTCCTGTACAAATAGGTACAAATGAATGGGCTAGTATTGCACCAATATATCAATCTACTTTCGCAAAAGCTGCGATTAAAACAGATAGAACACTCTGGATGTGGGGTGATAATAGTAATGGTCAACTAGGTCAGAATGATACTATTAACCGTAGTAGTCCTGTACAAGTCACTGGTAGTTGGAATCAAGTTAGCACACAGTTAAGCAACACAGCAGCATTAAATTCAAGTAATATATTATTCACATGGGGTAATAATTCAAGTGGGCAATTAGGTGATAATACTACCATAAACAAATCAAGCCCTGTACTATTAGCATCACCGTTCAATGCAAGTAGTTGGACTTTAGTAAGTGTTGGTTATAGCCATATGGCTGCATTACGCACTGACTCCATAATGTACACGTGGGGTAGAAATAATATAGGACAGTTAGGTAATAGTCAACCTGGTGTTAACCGCAGTAACCCTGTATTGTTAGCATCTCCATTTAATACAACTAGTTGGACAACAGTGAGTTCAGGTGCGAGTCATTTAATAGCAATCAGAACAACAGATCGTGCAGCATTTGGTTGGGGAGCTCCATGGGGCAATGGAACACCGCCTTCGGGAAATAATATTTCAAACCCAGTACAAATAGGAACAAATAGCTGGTCACAGGTTGCAACACATAGTGATTCAAGTTACGGTATTACAACAACCGGCGCATTATGGGTATGGGGAACCAATAACAATGGTTTAATTGCTCAAAATATAAATTTTGCAAACTTTAACGCTGCCTCAGTGCCGATACAAATAGGAGCCGCAACAAACTACACAAGAGTTGGTCCTGCATCAACAATAACTTCAAACTATGCTGGATTAGTTTGGGGACCTGACAATGTAGGCTTAGTAACAACTGTTTTCTCAAGTCCAGTACAAGTAGGAGCTAGAGTAACAGCACAAAATTATAGCCCAGCGCAAGTTGGTAGTAGTAGCTGGACTACTGTAGAAGCAGCTAGTAGTTTTAGTGTAGCCATTGATTTAAATAATTTATTGTATGGTTGGGGATTAAACACAAGTGGACAGTTAGGTCAAAATGATACAATTAATCGTAGTAGTCCTATACAATTAAATGCAAGTAGTTGGCTAGCAGTAGCAGCAGAATTTGATCACGTATTAGCAATACGTAGTGATACAACATTGTGGACATGGGGTAATAGCACAGCAATAGGATTAGTGACATTACCGCAAAGTTGGAGTCAAGTTAGCACAGGATTCAGTCATACACTAGCTATTCGTAGTGATGGCTCACTTTTTGCATGGGGCTTAAATAGTTCAGGTCAATTAGGATTAGGCAATGCTGTAGACAGAAATAGTCCTACACTAGTCAGCAGTAGTAGCTGGAGTCAAGTAAGTGCAGGTAATAATTTTTCACTGGCTATTGATTCTAATAATAGATTATACGGTTGGGGGTTAAACACATCATTCCAAACAGGTGATAATTTTAACGTTAGTAAATCATTACCAACACAAATAGGTTATACAATACAAGATCAAAGTACTTTTAACAATCAAATTAGAGCATATGGACAGAATATAGAAAGAACAATTGTACCATTTGCAAATAGTGTAAGTGCGTTTTGTGCACCAGGTTTAACTTGGGGTATGGAAATGCCATATAACGCAAACATGGCAGTTTGGTACGATGCTGACTACACAATGGAATGTTGGATTTATCCATTGGTGTTGGCTGTAAGTCCGAGTAACTCAACCCCACTAGTATTAAGTCATGGATTAGCATGGTCAACTAGTACATATTGGGCGTTTGGTGTTAACACTAATGGTAATGTTTATTTTTATTATTTCAACGGCGGAGCCGTAACTGTAGCACAAGGTGGTAGTTGTAATATAAACAACTGGCATCATATTGCAATGACACATACCAATTCCACTGGTATAATACGCTTATATCATAATGGAGTTTTAGTTGCTACTGCAGCAAAAGTAGGCACACCGCAAGCAGACAACAGATTTGAAGTTAATATAGGCGCAGTGCAGGGTACAACGTTTAATGGTTATGTATCTAATGTACGTATAGTAAAAGGTGTAGTTGTTTACACTGGAGAGTTTTTCCCACCTACAACTAATTTAACAGCAACACAAAGTGCAGGATATAATATTAGTGCAATTACTTCAGGACAAACATCATTACTAGTGCTTACATCTCCTGCAACTATATTAGGTAACAGTTGGGTTACTGTATCAGCAGGTGATACACACGCACTAGCAACAAGAACAGATGGTTCATTGTGGAGTTGGGGTGTTAATAACGTAGGTCAAGCAGGAAGATTAAACACTGCGCAATCATTTACTTTAATTACCACTAATAGTAGTTCTTTTAATTCTAATGGAATACGTAATGATGGTATACTATTCATTTGGGGAGATAATGATCAAGGTCAAATAGGAACTGGTGATATATTAGCACGTAGTAGCCCTGTACAAATTGGAACAAGTAGTTGGACTAGTATTTCAACAGGTAGATTTCACACATTAGCAATTAGAAATGATGGTACACTATGGGCATGGGGCTTAGGTACAAGCGGTCAACTAGGAGTTAATAATACAACAAACACTGGATCTCCTGTACAGGTAACATCTATATCAGAAAGTTGGACAGTTGTATCAGCAGGTGTTACACACAGCGTGGGAATCACTGAGACTGGAAAATTATACGCTTGGGGTAATAATACTAATGGCATTTTAGGCATCAACTCTACAATTAATAGATCAACTCCTGTACAGATAACAACAATTGCAGGAAGTTGGAGTGCGGTGACCGCAGGGTATTCACATACAGCTGGCATTACAACAACAGGTACAGCATATGCATGGGGCCTTAACACAAGTGGACAATTAGGTAATAACACAATTATTAATAGATCAAATCCTACGCTATTAGCCACACCTTTTGATGTTTCATCTTGGACTATTGTCTCAGCTGGACTTGATTTCACAATGGCACGCTTAACTAACGGTTTAGCATATGGTTGGGGTATTAATTCTAATGGTCAATTAGGTAATAATACAAGTATAAACCGTAGTAATGCAACATTAGTATCAACAGTAGGGCTAATTAGTTGGACAACAATTTCAGCAGGCGGAGTTTTTGCAACAGCGATAGCAACAGATTCAACTCTTTGGGCATGGGGACAAAATAATTTAGGACAACTAGGTAACGGTGAGACAATTGATAGATCAAGACCAACACAAGTCAGAAGTTTAACAGTAACAGACGGTGGTACAAATTTATTACCAATGGCTGCAACTTCGACCCTAGCTGTTACAACTTCAATAATACCATTTGCAAATACAGTATCAGCATTATTTTCGGGAATTGATACTTTAAACACTGCAGCGACATCAGGTAATTTTATTTTTGGTACAGGCGATTTTACCATTGAACTATGGGTATATTTAAGGAGTGTCTCTGCTAACCAAAATATTTATGACCAAAGACCAGCTGGAAGTAACGGACCTTTCCCAACTATCTATTTTAGATTAGCTACAGTTTCAATTACGTATTTTGTAAATGTTGTAGATGCTATAAATTCATCAACCGTTTCTGTTAATACATGGTATCATGTTGCCGTTGTAAAAAGTTCAACCTCAACAAGAATGTATATAAATGGAACACAAGCAGGCAGTACATACACTGATCCAAATAATTATAATAATGGTGCAAACAGACCACTTTTAGGGGCAGATGCCACAAACCCCGCTACTGTTTTCCTTTCTGGATATGTATCAAATGTAAGGGTAGTAAGAGGAGTAGCTGTATACACAGGCAACTTCACAGTACCAACTAGCCCATTAACAGCAACACAAAGTGCAGGGGTTAATATAAGTGCTATCACTGCAGGACAAACATCATTGTTGTTATTGACAGACACAAATTCAGTAACACTAGGTAATTCTTGGTCACAAGTAGGTGCAGGTCAAAGTCATGTGGTCGCTAGACAATCAGATGGCACCTTATGGGCATGGGGAGCAAATGCAAGCGGACAAATGGGATATAATGATGCAATTAATAGGTCAAGTCCTGTTTTAGTTGGTAATATACCTGATATGAATCGTTGGAGTCCTGTACAGGTAGCTAGTAGCAGTTGGAGTCAAGTTGATGCAGGAATTTCATTTAGCTCAGGTATTGATAGTGCAGGTCAATTATATGGTTGGGGCTGGAACAATAATAGACAGGTAGGAGATACTACAACGGTAAACAAATTTAGTCCTGTTGTTATTGCATCAGGAAGCTGGACTAAAGTAAGTTCTGGTGCAAGCCATAGTTTAGCAATTCGCAGTGATGGTGCATTATTTGGTTGGGGAGCCGGCCCTTCATTAAACATAAACAACGTAACACCATTCTCATGGAGTCAAGTTAGTAATGGTGGTAGAGGAAGTTTTACTGCTGCGATACGTAGCGATGGTTCACTTTGGACATGGGGTTTAGGTACTATAGGTCAATTAGGAGTAAGTGATGTAATTTCACGATCAAGTCCTGTTCTTGTTAGTACTAGTAGTTGGACTAGTGTAAATGTAGGAACTGAATTTGTTGCAGCAATACGATTAGGTGGTAATATTTTTGTTTGGGGACGCAATAGCGATGGACAACTTGGTTTTAATGATGTCATTAGTAGAAGTAGCCCAACGCAATTAGACACAAATAGTTGGAGTTCGATAAGTGCAAGTGAATTTAATCTTGCAGCTATTAGAAATAATTTCTTATATGTTTGGGGAAGAAATGATCAGGGTCAACTTGGTGATGGCACAACTATTAGCAAATCAAGTCCGGTACAAATAGCAGGTAGCTGGAATTCAGTATCATCGGCATATTTCTATACTTTAGCTATTAATAGTAGAAATAATTTGTTTGGTTGGGGATTAAACACAAGTTTTCAATTAGGAAACAACACTACAATTAACAGATCAAGTCCGGTACTCATAACTGCAAGTGCAAGCTTTACTTCAGTTGTGGGAGGGGAATTCAATTCTGCTGCTATTGATACAAATAACAAGCTTTGGTTGTGGGGTAGAGACCTTAATATATTAATTGATCCAAACAGTTGGACTCAAGTTGCATATACAGACAGTTCTGCGATGGCAATTAGAAGTGATGGCAGATTATTTGCATGGGGATTAAATAGTTCAGGTCAATTGGGATCAAACGATGCAATTAATAGATCAAGTCCTGTATTAGTTGGCCCAGCGCAAAGTTCAGTTAGTTGGTCACAGATTAGCGTACAAACAAGTAACGCATATGCAATAGATAGCATAGGTAATTTATACGGTTGGGGTCAAAACAATTTAGGATCAGTAGGTGATAACACTACTATCAATAGATCAAATCCTACAGTATTGTTCTCAGGCGGAACAAAATTCTTAGGATTACAACAAGCAGCTTTCATAGATACCGTTGGTATCAATACTATAAGCACTGCAGGGGGTACAATTCCTACAATCACACGTGATATAGGAAGTTATGCAGGATATGCAGTTTCATTTACAGGAAATGGATATTTACAAGTACCACTTAGTGGATTAGATTTATTCAGTATACCTGCATCAACGAACTGGACATTTGAATGTTGGATATATTTAAATTCTATACCTACTGGAACAACAGGTGCCGTACAAAATCAATTTGTAATTGCTTCTAGAAACTGGAACTATGGAGTAACGGCAACATCAACATGGGCCTTCTCTGTTCAACAAAACGCTAGTGTATCTTGGCGTTATGGATTTACTGGAACTGCTTCAGGTATATTAGCAGAAACCCCAGCCTTATCAATCAGTACCGGAGCTTGGACACACTTAGCGTTTGTTAAAACTTCTGCTAACTTAGTAAGAATATATATTAATGGATCACTATCTACAAGCACTACAGACATTAACCCAATGTCAAGTACTACGGGTGATTTGTTTATAGGAATTGCAAGTAATTTAAGTGCGGCTAGTTTCTTCAATGGATTTATTTCAGATTTAAGAATTGTTTCAGGTGTTGCTGTATACACAGGAATAGGATTCACAGTACCATCAAGACCATTAGCAACAACACAAAGTTCAGGCGCTAACATAAGTGCAATCACAGGTGCTGGAATTACTGCTGTAGCATCAGGATTCCAATTTGGTATGGCACTTACAAATACCGGCATACTTTATATGTGGGGTCAAAATACAGCAGGACAATTAGGAAATAATTCTACAATTAATAGAAGTAGTCCTATCATTATAACAGCGAACGGTGGGGGAAGTTTTGTATCTATAGCAGGTGGCAACAGTTTTGCAACAGCAGTTGATTCAAATGGTAGATTATATGCATGGGGACTGAACAGTGGATTCCAATTAGGTAACACAAATGCAATTAATAGATCAATGCCCGTTCAAATTGCACCTAACGTAAGTTGGGCTACAGTAAGTGCAGGTTGGAGTCATGCAGGAGCAAGAGATACTTCGGGAAGACTATATCTATGGGGTCCAGGTGCAGTCACTAACTTAAGCACAGAAACATTTAGTTGGACACAAATTAGTGTTGGTGAAGGTTCTGTAGCACATGTACTAGCTATACGTAGTGATGGATTATTATATGCATGGGGAAGTAATGCAGTAGGGCAACTAGGAGATAACTCTGCAGTCAACCGTTCAAGTCCAACACTAGTAGCAGGTGTATTTGGTATACCAGGGTCATGGTATGGTAGTTGGACAAATGTTACTGCAGGTGGTAGTCATAGTGTCGCAAGAAATAGTGATGGTAGAATTTATACTTGGGGCTTGAATAGTTCAGGACAACTTGGATTAAATGATACGATAAATCGTAGTAATCCAACGTTAGTTTCTTCATTAACTGCACCTACTAATTTTGTGGAACAAATATCACAATCAACTGCAACAGTTAATGCCTTTGTTTCATTTGTAACAGATAATACATTGTACCCTGGAGCTATTGCATTAAGCACTGTAAGCACACCTAACAGTGGATTCGCATCAACACCAGCAAATGCAAATCTATTAATGACAGGGGACTTTACAATTGAAATGTGGTTCCGATCAACGAATAATGGAGCAGTAAATGATTCGTTAAGATTAACAGGAACAACAGGATGGAGATTCCGTACAACAATAGCATCACCGGCACAACTAGAATTCATTGGATCTGGAGGAGTGCCTACTCTTTCTATAGCTAGCATTATAGCAGTAAACACATGGTATCATATTGCAGTAACAAGATCAGGTTCAAACATGAATCTTTGGGTCAATGGTAGTGTACAATCAATTGCCATTTATTCAGGTAATGTAGGGGATGCAACTAATCCATTAATATATGCTTCAGGTGATGGTGGAGGAGCTGCAGGAGCTAACCAAAATTTAAACAACGTAAGAATTATAAATGGTACAGCACTATACACAACCGCTTTATTCCCTACAGGTATGGTACCATACAGAGGACCATTTACACCACTGTTCGGATCACAAACTGTAGTATTAGCATTAACAACAGGAAATACATTAATTGCTCCTGCTACAAACACACTATCAGCAGGTGAATTACACACTGCATTAACATTTAGTGATGGTAGACTATTTACGTTTGGTAGCAATAACACAGGTCAATTAGGTGACGGTACTACAATTAATAGGAGTAGTCCTGTATTAGTAGGCTCAATTGCAAATAGCTGGACTACGGTAAGTTCAGGTTTATCTTATACTATTGCATTACGTAATAATAATTCAATGTGGTCATGGGGTCAAAACACATTGTATCAACTAGGTGATGGTACTACCTTAGCTAAATCAAGTCCAGTATTAATTAGTGGTACAACTAGCTTTACGCAATTAAGTATAGGTGCGAACCATGCACTTGCTATTTCAAGTAATTTAAACTTATGGACATGGGGTGATGTAAACAGTGTAATATTAACTAATACTGAATCACCTACATCATGGACACAAATTGCACCAGGCTCAGCACACACATTAGGAATTCGTAGTGATGGTATATTATTTGCTTGGGGTTCTAATACAAGTGGACAACTAGGTGATGGGACCACAGTAACTAAATCAAGTCCAGTTGTTATTGGTAATAGTAGATATACGTTTATTGGTGCAGCAACAAACAATAGCTTTGCAGTCAGAACAGATGGTACACTATGGGCATGGGGAGGAAATACTACCGGAATTTTAGGCGACAACACCACTATCACTAAGTCAAGTCCAGTACAGGTAGTGGCAGCAGGAGTTAGTTTTGTTAGTGTAGCAGGCGGTAACTTTCATGCGGCTGGTATAGATACTTTAGGTAGAATATATGCTTGGGGTTCTGGTGGGTTAGGACAAACCGGATTTAATAATACAATCAATAGATCAACACCGTTACAATTAGGAACTAATAGTTGGATAAGTGTATCAGCTGGTATAAGCCACACTGTTGCTATACGAAATGACTATACATTATGGGGTTGGGGACAAAACTCAGTTAATCAATTAGGTGATTCTACTTCTATTAATCGCTCAAGTCCTGTACAAGTTGATGCTAATAAGAAAATTGCAACTAGTTGGACACAAATTTCATCGTTCTTTGATCATAACCTAGCTGTAGATCAAAATTTTGGTCTTTATACATGGGGTAACTCAACAGCAATTTCATTAATTATTCAACCACAAAGTTGGGCACAGTTATCAGCAGGAGGTAGCCATACACTAGCTATTCGTAGCGACGGATTCTTATACGCTTGGGGAGCTGGCACTGGAGGTCAATTAGGTACAAACGATGCTGTGAATCGTTCTAGCCCAGTGTTGGTAGGTGGCACCAACAGTTGGAATGCTGTTGCTGCAGGTAGTAACTTTAGTTTAGCAATTCGCTCAGATGGAAGCTTATGGAGTTGGGGAAGTAATACCAGCAATCAATTAGGTGATGGCACATCCATCAACAAATCAAGTCCCGTTAATATTGCTGCAGGTAATATTTTTACAAAAATTGCTGCAGGCGGCGCACATGGTTTAGCGTTGCGTGATAATTTATCAGTTTGGAGTTGGGGATTAAATAATGTAGGTCAATTAGGGACAGGAACAACTGTTAATAGAACTACTCCTGCATCATTTACTATAGTGGCTAATGGCGATCAGGTATACGCCGGTGCAAGTTTTGCAGCGATAATTAACACAAATTTAAATCTTTACACATTTGGACTTAATAGCTCAGGTCAATTAGGATTAGGTAATACAATAAACAGAAGTATTCCGACACAAGTAACTACTGGATTCTTCGGTAACTTAGTTCAATTAGTGTCATTAGGGTTTGATCATGTTTTAGGTAAAGAAGTTGGTTCAGGATTAATATTTGGATGGGGAAATAATAATAGAGGTCAACTGGGTATTAACAATACTATAAATCGCTCTGCCCCAGTACAAATAGGATCAGGTAGTTGGGTGACAGTAAGTGCTGGACAAAACTGGTCAATGGGATTGTTAGGGATTAGTGGATTTACTAGTAATGGCATTCCTTATGCATGGGGTTTAAATGACTCTAATCAATTAGGTGATGGTACATCAATTAACCGATCAAATCCAGTTTTAGTAACTGGTGCAGGTACAAGCAGTTATACACAGATAAGTGCAGGTTGGATTCATGGGGCAGCAGTTCAAAATACTGGTTTAATGTATGCTTGGGGATTAGGTAATAATGGTGCAATTGGTGATAATCTTGCTACAGCTACTAGATCAGTTCCTACTTTAGTAGGTGCTCCTAACAGTTTGAACACTGGATTTAATATACCAAACAGGTATAGATTCCCAGCGCAAGTAGCAGGAAGTTCATATGTAAGTGTTTCAGCTGGCCAAAGCACTTCAGTGGTTACTGATGAACTTGGAATGGTATATGCATGGGGGTTAGGCACTAGTGGACAGTTGGGTGACAATACAGTTATTTCAAAATCATTTCCGGTGGTGTTATTCCCGCAAACTTTTACAGTTTTAGATGTGAGTAGTTATGCATACACATTAACTAGAACTGGAACAACATATACTACAAATACTTTCCCTGTAACAGGAGCTGTTTCAGGTTACTTTAATGGTAATGGTGATAATATTGCAATGCCTGTAGCAGCAAACATAACAGCATTGTCAGGTGAATACACTGTTGAAGCATGGTTCTACTTAGCATCATTTGCTCCAGCTGATGGGTATCAACATTTATTATTAGGAACTACATTTAGTTTTGGTATCTTTAACCAAAGAATTTGGCTGACAAATAATGCAGTTGGTTTATTAAATGATCCAAATCCAGTAGTTATTAATACATGGTATCATTATGCGCTTGTTAATTCTGCAGCTGGAAATTATTGTAGAATATTTAGAGACGGTGTCCAAGTGGCTTCGGGGATCTCTCGTGATTTTTCTGGTAGCACAGGTATATCACGTATAGGAAGTAACAACAGCAACGGTCAGTTTTGGTTTGGTTTAATATCAAACATGCGTGTAGTTAAAGGTGTAGCAGTGTACACAGGTAACTTTACTGTGCCAACGACTGTACTAACAGCTACACAGAGTGCAGGTACCAATATAAGTGCTATTACTGCAGGACAGACAGCACTATTAACATACACTACATTAGGCGCATCGTTATCAAATATATCAACTCCTTTTACTACAAAAGCGCAAACAGCAGGTTCTAGTTCGTTTGGGTATAATAGCAGCGGCTTATATGTTTGGGGATTAAACACAAGTGGACAATTAGGAAATAATACTGCAGTAAATAGATCCAGTCCTACATTAGTAACTAATTCAGGTTTATATACACAATTAGGAATCCCAACTATAATAAACAATGTATTAAGTTGGTCAACTGTGTCAGCTGGAGCATCACATAGCATTGCAAAAACTACGAACGAACAAGTTTTTGCATGGGGACTTAACACTTCAGGTCAATTAGGCGATAATACTGCAATTACAAAATCAAGTCCTGTATTAATTAATGCGTCAAGTCCAGTATTACTAAGTTCAACTGTAATTTCTGCAGGTAGAGATTTATCATTTATGATAAATTCCGCTAACTTATTATTTGCATGGGGACTTAACACTACAGGACAACTTGGTATATACGATGCGTTAAGCAGATCGAGACCTGTACAATTAAACTTAGCACAACAATTAGATACAGGTACAACAATACCAACACTAGTACAACGTAATAACATATTCTTAAATGATTTAAGCACAAGTAATTTAAGATTAACTTTTGATAACGATGCAGTTCCAATTAGTTTTGGACCATTCACGCCAAGTAGTTCTGTGCAATTAAATCTTAATAAAACCTTAGGACAGATCAATAGGGCTGATGGAATTATTTTACCAGCCACTTCAAACTTTAACGTAGGATCATTTACTGATTATACAATTGAAGGTTGGATACATTTAGTTGCTACCCCAGCAGGAACCGGAGCAATTTTTTATACGATGGCTAATATAGGTCAGCAAGCCTGGTCAAGACTTTATGTAACTACTACAAGTTTAGTATTTGAATATGGATCAGGAACATGGGCTTGGACAACATCAATTTCAGGTACCATCACAGGTTATATTTTAAATACATGGTATCATGCTGCTATGGTAAAATCAGGTTCAACTGTTTCACTATATTGGAATGGTTCACGTGTAGCAACTAATGCATCATTTGTCATAACACCTGGTTATGGAGGCAGTTTATACATTGGTTCAAATGGAAGAGATTGGGATAATAACGGAACATACACCCGCGGTTATATAAGCAACTTTAGAATGTTAGCTGGTACTGCATTATATAGTGGTACAAGTTACACTATTCCAACTGGTAATTTCACTGCAATTACAAATACTGTTTTCCTACTAGGTTCAACATCATTTACACCTACTGTACCAAGTTATACACAAGTTGGATTAGGCATATCATACACAATGGCACTGCGTAATGATAATACATTATGGACATGGGGATTAAACAATAATGGTCAGTTAGGCGATGCAACTTCAATAAACAAATCAAGTCCAGTGCAAGTAGCATTTGGAAATGCACAATGGTTAACTATAGCTGCAGGATTAAGCACCAATGCAGCCATAGCTACAGGTCAAGGAACAAGAAACAAATTGTTCTTATGGGGTATGAATTCAGGTAATCAAATGTTGTTCAATGATGTTGTTAATCGTAGTTCACCTACATTAGTTTACGCATCAACACCAACACAAATTCCATCACCATTTTTACATGACACTAGCTGGACAAATGTAAGTATTGGGTTATCCTTTAGCATAGCAAGAAGAAGCGATACAGCTTTAATGGGATGGGGTCTTAATACTTCAGGTCAATTCGGGGACAATTCACTCGTAAATTCAAGTAGATCAAATCCTGTATTTGTTGGTGTAAACACATATTTAGACGAAAGCAGTAATGGTGTGCTTCCTAGTTCTGTTCAAGGTGCACCTAAGTTTGTTGATTTCAGTCCGTTCGCAACTAATCCATATGATACTACAACCTTAGGTGGTAGTATGCAATTTAACCTTGTTGATTGGATACAGTATCCATGGAACACTAGATATGATATAGGAACAAACTCAGCTTCTATGGAAGTTTGGGCGTATTGGAACACTTTCAGAACTAGTATAAGTTATATGACCTTATTTGGTCAAAACAGCGGAGCGTTTGCTACAATAAAAATTTGGTCAAACTTATTTGGTAGTGACGCCTCTGTGAGATATTCAGTTAATGATGACACAGTAAGGGGTGAAACAGCTATTGTTACTAATACGTGGTATCATTTAGTTGTTACAATAACAGGAGGCGTAGTAAGATTTTTTGTTAATGGTGTTTTAAGAGATTATGTTACTGGAATCAATTACGTTATTAATAGACAGGAAGCTTTCATATTTGGTAATGAGGATTCAGGATATTTTAATGGATACTTAAGCAACTTTAGATTCTGTAATGGTTCTATACCAACTAGTTATCAAACAGTTAGTTCAACAATAGGAGCAACAATTTTTACACCTCCTACTAGTCCAGTAACAACAACTAGTCAAGGAGCAACGTCTGGTGACGTTGTATTATTATGTTTCCGTGGTATAACTCCAACAACAAACAATTGGATAAGTGCAAATGGTGGAACAACTACCTTTATAACAAGTAATAATTTATTAAACAAAACTGGCTTAGGAACCACTGGACAAATTGCTGATGGTGCGGCACTTACACGTAGTAATCCAATTGTAGTTGGAAATCCTGATAGATTCTTTGCTCCTAACACAGGCATTTTAAGTCCTGTATTAGTAACTTCAGGGTCATGGACTAATATAAGTGCAGGAAATTCTACAAGCAGCGCATTACGATCAGACAACACCCTTTGGGTTTGGGGCTTAAACACAAATGGACAAACAGGAGATTATACATCAACTACACGTAGTCCACCTTTAGCCATACAGGTGTTTAATGTAACTGATTCAAGTTCAAGTAATCAAACCATATACAATACAGGATTAGGATATACTACTGCAGTAATACCGTTTGCAGGAGCTGTGTCTGGGCAGTTTAGTTATTTTAATACATATTTACAGCTTACAAGTCCTAGCAATTTAGCCTTCGGCTCATCAAACTTTACTATAGAATTATGGTTATATCCGACATCTATTGTTGGTAATAATCAAAGCACCTATGTAGTTCTTGATTGGCGTCCATTCAGTACTCAGGGACTGTTTCCAACTTTATATGGTAACAACGTTGGATTTTATTACTTTACTAATAGTGGTAACCTCATAGCAGGACCTGCATTAAATCTCAATACATGGTACCATGTTGCTGTACAAAGACAAAACTCCATTACAAGAATGTTTATCAATGGTTTGTTAGTAGGCACACCTGCAGCCGATACAAATGTCTACACAATAGGTACAGGTACAGTAAATCGTCCAGCATTAGGCACTAGTGGGTTTTCATTGAATGATGCCAGTTTTATAGGATACATATCAAACTTCCGTGTTGTAAATGGCACAACAGCGTATAATCCAGGCTTTACTGTACCTACAACTAGTTTAACTACATTAGCAAATACTCTTGAAACAAACGTTACATTATTAACCTGTCAATCTGCTACAATTATAGATAATAGTGTGTACAGAAATGTGACTCCATTAACAGTCAATGGTGCTACAACCGTACAAACGCTAAGCCCATTCACGCCTACCACCTTTAGCGTTCAGTTTACTGGTGCTGGTAGTTACATCAACACACCACTTTCGTTGTCGCAATTAAATGTAGGAGATTTTAGTGTTTATTCAATAGAATGCTGGTTCTATCCAACTTCAATCGCTAGTGCTACTACTAAAACTATAATTGCAGCTTGGAATTCAGGTGTTGGCGGACCATTCTCATTATCATTAAATGCAAGCAATGTGTTACTTGTTAGAACTGGTACAAACGCTTCTCCTAATCCCGTAACTGGTACTACTGTCATTTTACCTAATCAATGGTATCATGTAGCTTTACATAAAGTATCAACAACAGTGTTAACTTTATATATAAATGGATTAGTTGAAATTTTAACTAGTTACACTTGGGGTTCGGGATACAGTCCAGCAAGACAAGTAACCATTGGAGCAGAAGAAACAGGCACTAATCCTTTTATAGGTCATGTATCTAACGTAAGATTAGTTAGAAATCAGTTGCCTTATATTGCAAGTTTCCCAGTACCAACAAGTCCTCTTGCTGCGACACAAAGTTCAGGTACATTTACAAATGCTGTAACAGCAGCGCAAACCGCATTGTTAACACTTAATACACCTTCAAATATTACAGGATTTAGTTACACACAAACTTCAGCAAAAAATACTATACATGGTGTAGATAACACTAATGCACTATATGGCACTGGTACTAATAATGTAGGTCAAATAGGTATTGCAAGTAATATAAATCGTTCAAATTTTGTACAAGTAGGAGCTAGTGGACAAACACTTAACACATATACTACAAGCCCAGTACAAGTAACACCAGGCACTAGTGGATATGCACAAGTTTGGGCAGGACAAAGTTTTAGTGCAGCAAGAAGAAGCAATGGTGATATTTTTGTTTGGGGACTTAACACATCATCACAATTAGGTTTAGGTGATGCGATAACAAGATCGAGTCCTGTATTAATGACAAATTATCAAAGCTTTAATCAAGTATTAAGTGTTGGTTACAGTCACTGGGCACAAGTACGTGTAACAGATTGGATACCATTAGACGTAAGTACATTTGCAACTACTGTTACAAAAGTTGGAACTGGAATAAGATACAATACTTCTGTAACACCTTTCGCAACCGCGGTATCAATGCTACAGACAGTAAATAACCCAGCACTTACGATTAACGCTCAAACGCCGTTATCTTTTGGTACAGGAGATTTTACTGTTGAAGCATGGGTTTATCCATTATCTATAAATGCTGTTTATTCAGGTATTTTTGATGCTAGAGCAGGCGCAGTTGCAACGGCATGGGCATTTGGTTTAAGAACAACAAGTGGTACTGCTAGAGTAGATTTCTTTACCGGCGGAGCATTAACAGGAAGTAGATCGGTGCTTAACAGTGTTTGGACACACATAGCAGCGACACGTAGCGGAACAACAATTTCATTATGGGTGAATGGAGTATTAGACACTGCATTTACAAGTCAATCTACTGCATTGAACGCACAAACTACATTACAGTATGTTGGTAGACTTATAGATACAATTGGTTATTCATTTGACGGATATTTAAGTAATTTAAGAATAGTTAAGGGAGTTGCTGTATACACAGGAACATTCACGGTACCTACAAGTCCACTAGCAGCAACACAAAGTTCAGGCACTAACATAAGTGCAATCACAGGCACTCAAACTTCATTGTTATTATTCACAACTGAGGCTGCTAGTATTAGTTGGGTTGCGAATAACAAGATGTATACGCAAGGTGGCGATGGTTCAGGGCAGTTAGGACAAGCAGGTGGTGGCAATAGAAATTCATTTGTGTTGGTTGGTAATGGCACACATATAAACAGTGGAACGTTAAGTCCAATTCAAGTTGGATTTGGTTTACCTAATAGTTGGACAAGTGTCAGTGCTGGCACAAGTTATTCATATGCAAGAAATAGTTTAGGACAGACCTATGCTTGGGGACTTAACTCCAATGCAGTATTAGGTTTTAGTGATACTATCGCTAGATCAAGTCCAACATTACTCGGTGCAACCTCTGTATTATTGGACGGTAGTCAGTATAATAATACAATTACAAATAACGGCGGAGTGTCATATGTTACAAATATTGTTCCATTTGCCGGAGCAGTGTCTGGTTTATTTACTGGATCAAATTCACTTAGCGTATCAACAAACGTTAACAATAATTTAAATACACCAAGTGGTACAATTGAATTTTGGTATTATCCTCTTTCATACGGAGGTACAATAATTAATAATATTAATACTGATGGCGGCTTATCTGCATATTTTATTGGATGGTCAGGTTCGAACTTAGTGTTTAATATATCTCCGTCATCAGGCGGAAGTTATAATGGTTTTACTGTAGCTACTACTGCAAGTTTCCCATTAAACACTTGGACATACTTTCAAATTACAGTTCAAAGTAATAATAGCTGGTTCGCTGGAACAAATGGTGCGTATGGTGGGCTTGGAGGAACTGGTAGTAGAGGGTACAACGGAGGAACCATAACAGTTGGTAATGGTATTAATGGATACATAAGTAATCTTAGAATTTCTAACACTGCTCTATACACAGGATCATTCACAATCTCTACTGTTCCATTAACTACATCAGGCGGTGGAGGTGGAAATATAAATGCGTTCACTTCATCAAATATTGGATTGTTACTCTTAGCTTCAACTACAAATGTTACTGGTGCTGTCAACTATAATTTAGTTTCCACTGGTCAATCACATGTAGCTGTAACATATCCTAATAATACCTTGTACACTTTAGGATTAAACTCAAGTGGTCAGATTGGAGATAATACAACTGTCAATAGACAAAGTCCTGTGTTAATTGGTAACATCTTTAATACAAATACAATCAGTCCAGTATTAGCAGCAAGTGCAAGTTGGACAGCTGCAAGCGCAGGTACAAGCTATTCATTGGCAATAAATTCAAATGGAACATTATGGGCTTGGGGACTTAATAGTTCAGGTCAGTTGGGTACAAGTGATGCTGTAATCCGCTCAAGTATAGTTCAGATAGGCACAAGTTCTTATACATCTGTAAGAGCAGGACATAGTACAACAGTTGCAATAGATGTTGCGAATAGATTATTTGCATGGGGATTAGGAACAAGTGGCCAAGTTGGAAACATGACCGTTATAACCAGAAGTAGCCCTGTGTTTGTAGGGACAAGTTATAGCGTTATTACTACAGGAAACATAACAGGTGGTGCAATAAATCAAGTTGGTATGTTGTATATTTGGGGAGGAGGCACCGTAGGTCAATTTGCAAATTCGTTAGCAGCTAGCTTTAACCGTAGTAGTCCTACACTTGTTCAAGGTATTAATTATGAAACTAAATCACCAACAATATTAGCAGGATCATGGAATAGTGTAAGTGCTGGTTTCTCTCATACTGCAGCACGTAGTGAAACTACACTGTATGTTTGGGGGAGAAACACAGAAGGTCAATTAGGTACAAATGATGCACTTGCAAGATCAAGTCCAACAGTGGTAGGTATAGAAGGATTAACTATTACGGATGCAAGCACAAATAATTATACAGTAACTAATTTTGGTACTGTACGTGTCCAAAATGCATTTAACTTGTATACTAGTAGCAGTTCTGTTTTCTTACCTGGAAACTTAAACTATCTGCAACTTTCATATGTTCCTGCTAACTTTGACTGGTGGAGTTCAAATTATACCGTTGAATTTTGGGTTTATCCAACCAGCTTTACTGGCGCAAATACAATAATTGGTAACATGACACCAACAGCAGGAACAATTTATTGGGGGTTAGGATTAAACACAATAGGTCAAATTGCATTCTACTATTTTAATGGTGCTGGTAATACTATTACTGGTACTACACAAGTAGGATTGTTCCAATGGACACATTTGGCATTAGTTGTAAATGGTTCTAATATACTATTATTCACCAATGGGTTACTACAATCTACAACCGCTATAGTTGGTACACCACAAAGTTTGAATACTGTTCCATTAATTATAGGTGGGTATACTAGCACTAACTTCTTAAACGGCTTTGTATCTAATATACGCATTGTAAAGGGCACTGCAATTTATACAGCTAACTTTACGCCGCCAGCATCTCCATTGACTGCAGTTGCAAATACACAATTGTTATTGTTAGCAGCAAGTCCTAGTGTTGGTTATCAAACTGTATATGCTGGAACAGCAGCTACATTTGCTATAAGAACAAACGGACCCATGTTTGCAACAGGTTCTAATACTGGTGGCGAGATTAGTGGATTTATGGAAACGGTCACTAAATCTAACTATAGCCAAATAGGTAACAACTATATTAGTGTAAATCCAAGTAGTCCAGTGCAAATTGCTGCAGGTAGTTGGAGTAAAGTAAGTGCTGGGAATAGTGTAAGTGCAGCAATACGTAGTGATGGATTATTATTTACATGGGGAAGTTTTGGAACAGGTGGGGCAATAGGGGACGGTACTACTATTGCTAAATCAAGCCCAGTTCAAATAGGCAACAGTAGTTGGACACAAGTCAGTGTTTATGATACACATATGATAGGATTAGGTCCAATTGGTCAACTATATACATGGGGATTAAATGCAAATGGTCAATTAGGATTAACAAATATTAATGCATCAGGTGATACAATAAACAGAAGTAGCCCTGTTTTAGTTGGTGCAGCACTTACTGTATTAGACACAAGTGGTAATGGAATAACGATCACCGCCAACGCTACTAGTTTCACTACTAGCATAGTTCCTATTATTGGCGCTGTATCAGGTGTATTTGCCGGAAACAGTCTAAACAGACTTGCAACTGCATCAAGTACAGTATTTTTATTAGGTACCTCAGATTTTACAATTGAGCTTTGGTTCTATACTAACAGCAGAGCAGCTAGTAGTTTCCCAATATTAATAACTAACGGTAATTTTGGTGCTGGCAAATGGCAATTAAATGATAGACACAATAATTATCCTACCAAATTAACGTTTGGTGTTAGGAGCATACAAGTTGATGTTAATTTCCTAATAAGCACAACCACAATTGTAAATAATACATGGTATCATGTAGCAGTAGTTAGATCAGGAAGTAATTGGACTATGTTTGTAAATGGAATAGCTGAATCTACAAATACAAGTGCTGCAGCAGTAGGTGATGTTGGAGCACAAGCCATATACGTGGGAGGTGATGCTACTGGACAAACTGGAACACCTTATAATGGTAATATAAGTAACGTCAGAATAGTAAAAGGTGTAGCTGTATACACAGGTAACTTTACTGTCCCTACAAGTGTTCTAACTGCTACTCAAAGTGCAGGTACTAATATAAGTGCGATAACAGCAGGGCAAACTTCGTTGCTTACCTATACGACTCAGGGAGCGTCAATAAGCGGAGGTTCTCCTACATATTTTAGTTCAATTTCAGCAGGATCATCGTTTACAGGTGGAGTAACTACTGCTGGTGCATTGTTTATGTGGGGATTAGGAACAAGTGGTCAATTAGGTTACGGTACTGCAGTTAGTAGAAGCAGTCCTGTGCAAGTGGGCACAAGCAGCTGGACCTCAGTGGTTGCTGGTAATAACAACTCGGCTGGTATTAGAAGCAACAATACACTATTCAATTGGGGCAGCTCAAATCAAGGTCAATTAGGAACCTTCTGGTTCTGGGGAGTGCAACTTTCAAGCCCTGTACAATTAGGTAACCAATACGCTGCTGCAGGTACTACTACACGTATTCCAGTTAAAGTAGGTAATATTCTTTGGAAATCAGTAAACGCAGGCAATTCTTTTACAACTGCTATTACATCAAATGACAGATTATTTGCTTGGGGAATTAATAATGCAGGACAACTTGGACAAAATGACACAATCAATAGATCAGAACCAAGTCAAATTGGTGTCAATACATATCTATCATCAAGCACAGGTACATCAAATACAGGTGCAATAGGTAAAGCAACTTAAATTCTTTTAGACTACGTTTTTAGTTTATAAATAAAAGACGTTTTATTAAAGGGAATTTAAAATGCATCCAATTGATCAATTATTGGCTTATCAATTAGAAGGAAAACAAAAAGAAGCTTGGGCTATTTCTGAAGAAATGGAAAAAGCAGGACCTGATGAATGTCGTGACCCATCAGGTAAAGTAAATCCAGAAACATGGATACGACACAGTTTCAATCGCGGTTGGTTCTTACTACAACAAGGCGATTATCAAAAAGGTTGTCAGTTATTAGAAAATGGAAGATTCATAAGTGTATATGGAAGTGGACCATTAAAGACTGACGCACCTATTTTCAACCCAGAACAGCACGATATTAAAGGTAAAAGTATTATCATATCACTAGAAGGTGGTTATGGTGATGAAATTATTCATGCACGTTTTGCACAAAGTTTTAAACAACAAGGTGCGAGTAAAGTATATCTAGCAGCAGCACCTGAAATGGTTAGTGTATTTAAACGCATACCAGGTGTTGATGATGTTATATTACGCAATGCGGCAGATACTGTTCAACATGATTACTGGGTACCCGGCTTTAGTGCAGGTTGGGTAGCAGGCCACACTTTTGAAAACTTCCCCGGCAAACCATATATGAGTCCACTTCAAGCAAGTGTCGATATATGGAAAAATTTAATTAATAGTGATAAAGTTAAAGTTGGTATTCGTTGGGCAGGTAATCCTAAATTTGAACATCAACAGTTCAGAAAGTTTCCTGAAGCTTTCATGACTAATCTTGCAAAATATAAAGAATTGCAGATTTATAGTTTACAACGTGATCATAATATTATTCAATTACCAGAAGGTGTTACTGACTTACAACACTTCTTGCTAAGTTGGGAAGATACAATGGCATGTATTGCTAACTTAGATATTGTAATTACTAGTTGCACAAGTATCGCACACATTGCTGCTGCAATGGGTAAAGAAACGTGGGTTACACCTCCTATTCTCCCTTATCATACTTGGGCTTATGGAAGTCCTGAAAACACAACCAGTCCTTATTACGAATGTGTTAAGTTGTTTAGGCAAGAAGAAGCAGGTAAATGGAATACTACATTCCAAAAACTATACACTGCATTAGAAGAAAAGTTTAATCTAGAACATGTTGAAATGCCGAATGAAGATAAGGTATTAAAACGCCTTAACTTAGGATGTGGACTTAATAAATTTGACGGATATCTAAACGTTGATGTAAGTGATTTAGTAAAACCAGATCAAATAGTTGATTTAAATGTTACTCCTTGGCCATGGAAAGATAATGAGTTTGGTCATATCGTTGCGAAAGATGTACTCGAACATCTAGGTGGTGATTCAAATGATTTTGTATCTGTTATTAAAGAAATGTATCGTATTAGTGACAATGGTGCTGTTTGGGAAGTTCAAGTTCCACATTGGCGTTGTGATGTTGCAATAGATGACCCAACGCACAAGCGTTTAATAACATTGGGTACATTCATGTTGTTCAATCAAAAGAAAATATATGAAAGAACAAAAGACAATCAAAGTGATTCATTGATAGCATTTGAACATGGCATCGATTTAGAAATATGTGACGTACAGTTTGAGTACTTGCCGCATTGGGAAGAAAGACGTAAACGTGGTGAAATCACCGAAGAAGATTTGAACTATGCACTAAACACATTTAACAATGTTGCATTGTCAATGCGCTTGTTAGTTCAAGTAAACAAACCCGGTCGTGTGTCACAATCAGAGATAGAAAATTTTATTGCAAATAGATAATGTTAAAGTTAGATTACAGTTACAATCTGTCAATTGAATCTGCTTATATTATCACTTTAAAAAATCATCCAATAAGTGAAAGAATGTCAGCGAGGTGTCAACAAAGCCTCGCTGCATTAAATATGCCATATAAAGTATGGGATGCATTTGATGGAACATCAGGCACAATTATTGAACCAGATCACAGTAAAGATGCGACTTGGACTAGTTGGATCAAATGGGTCGATAAAGAACTAAGTCTTACTGAAGTAAGTGTTGCGTTAAGCCATATTAGTTTATGGGCGCATTGCATTGAACTTGACAGACCAATAATAATACTTGAGCATGATGCAATTATGCTTAAAGAACTTAGAGATCATCCAGTAACTGGAATAATACATTATTTAGGAAGTTATGAACAGGCTAAAAAAGGTTGGCCTGTTCTAATAACACCACCGCATGCCACTAATGGTAATAACTATCACTTTATTTGCAGAGCGCATGCCTATAGTATAGATCCTTGGGCAGCAAAAAATGCACTATCATATGTAATCAAATACGGTATTTGCGAATCATTGGATATTATGTTGCGTAGTGATATAATTCCTGCAATACAATTAGGTTTATATGCGTATGATGAAAGTGATATTGCAAATACTACAATTGTAGGACGTAAAAAAACCATAGATGGTAAGGAGCGTTAATGTATTCAATCGTAATACCACACTTAAGCAACAGCAAATATATAGATACTTGTATTGAATATATTAAAAAGAATAGTAAATATGATCCTGAAATTATTCAGATAATTGATGAGACTGATGTTTACTATGCCTTTAATAAAGGTGTCTATCAGGCAAAATATGATATAGTTGTTTTGCTTAGTGATGATATGCTTGTTAGCAAGAATTGGGACGAAGTATTTCCTATGTATCTTGCTGAAGATACATTTTTAACTATGCATGTAGTTGAACCATATCCAGGAAAAATGAATGGTCCAGAATGTATTGAATACGATTGCGGTGATAATTTAGAAAATTTTGATTATGATAAATTTCAAAATTACGTAGATGTTAATAAAGCTTATGTACCTGAAATAGAGTTTAATAAAATTGGTTGGTACATGCCCTTTGTGGTGCACAAAAAAAGTTTCGTGTCATATCCAAATATTGACAAATTCCCTTTATATGCCAATGATGTGACACTTTTTCATTCAGTTTTACCAAATTTAGGATATAAATTTGCTTTAGTCAACAGTTTCGTGTATCATTTCCAAAGAAAGAGTACCAAACAACTTTACAGTGAGAATATTATGAAGAAAAGAGCCATATTTACTTATAGTAATCATCAGATTGAGGATAAGATCAGTTATCTTCAAAAACAAATGATAGGTAAATTTAACAAAAATAAACTGTGCAAATACGAATATTTGCATTATAAAAAACCTGATGGTGAAATGACACCTGATCAAGTCATTGAATATGGTTTAGAAAAGTTATTCTATGAAGATAACTATCATACTATCTTAATGCTAGATATTGATTGCGTACCATTGAGCGAACATGCACTAGAGTATACATTTCAACGTGCAGAAGAAGGTGTACTAATAGGCAACGTTCAACGCAGTAATCATTTAGACAATGGTAAACACATTTACCCTGCCCCAAGTTGCATTGCATTGACTAGGGATATGTATGAAAAATTAGGTAAGCCTAGTTGGAAGCCAAACGCACGTAGCGATATAGGTGAAGAACTATGCTATGAAGCAGAAAAACAAGGTATAGAAATTGAAATGTACATGCCAGGCAAGTATGAAGAAATACCATATTGGAATACAGGGGAACGTAAACCATGGGACTTACGTGACGGCGATCCACAGTTTGGTATTGGCACTACTTTCGTAGACAAAGATGGCAATGAAATGTTTTATCATTTATTCCAAAGTAGATTAAATGTGTTTAATCATTTGTTCTTCCTTAAATGTGCGAGTGTTATGCTATGACAAGTACATATGATATTTTCTACAAGTTAAAGTTATTAAGCAAAAAATGGAATAACTATTTTGAAGTTTATGACAACATATTAAAAAACTACGTAGGAAAAAATCCTAAGATGTTAGAGATAGGTGTAGCACACGGTGGCAGTCTAGAACTTTGGTTAAAGTATTTTGATAATGAAGTAGACCTTTATGCAGTAGATATTAATAAAGATTTTTTAGACTATAAGTTTGATACTAAAGTAGATTATGCCTGTGTTGATCAAAGCAGCACAGAACATTGGAATGCATATTTAACTGGTAAACCTAAATTTGATATTGTAGTAGATGATGGTAGTCATGATAGCGAACATCAAATTCTTACATTGTTGACATTGTTCCCTAAGTTAAATGAAGGTGGCATCTATGTTGTAGAGGATACGCACACAAGTTATTGGTCTGAGTGGGGCGGTGGATTACACAAGCAAGGAACTTTCATAGAATTTGCCAAACAACTTATAGATTTGTTACATGCACCTCATATTAGAGAAAGTGCTCCGCCCGCTTTAGCAAAAGCGTTTGTTGATTTAAAATCAGTTACGTTTCACAACAGTATGGTTGTGTTAGAAAAAGGTGTAACAAGACCACCAACTGAAGCCGTCAGTACAGCAAATAGAAATCCTGTTTTCAGTTGGGGTTGATATGGTAGAACTATTGGTAGTATTACAAAGTCATAGTAAATCAAATAATCAAAAACAGATTACAAGATATATGTCCGATGATAAGGCTGAGATAAGCTATCGTTGTATTAAGAGTTTGGTTAATACATTAAATCATTTGATGACAGTAAAACCAAACGAAGTTAAGATTAAATTACAAGTCTTAGACGATCATAGTGATGAACAGTTTTTAAATAAACTAAACACTATATTACAGTCATGTAATTTCAATTATGAATTACAGCATTTAGAAACATATGGTATAATGCCAAGTATTATGGCTTGTTACGAATATGGTAAAAAACATGGTAAAGATTTAGTTTATTTTGCACAGGACGACTATCTATATTTTGAAACATGCATGTATGAAATGTTAGACGCATATTTTAGATTTAGTGAAAAGTCAAAATTACCTGTCTGCGTTTACCCATTTGATGATCCATATAGATATGTAATACCACCTGATAGACAACCACTAGTAACAGTTCACTTAGGATTAAACAGACATTGGAAAACTGCATTTGGTACTGCTAGTTGCTTTATGGTTGATTACCCTACACTTGTGCAAAACTTTGATTTGTTTGAGGCTATGGGTAATCATGCAATAGATAGCGTGATGGAAGATGAAACCATTAATAGATTGTTTAGAGAAAGAGGTTGCTTGTTGTTTACCCCTATTCCTAGTTTAGCACTTCACTCACAAGCAGATACGGAAAAGGATCCATACATTGATTGGAAAAAACTATGGGATCAATTTGAATAAAGGTACAGTATGAAAAAAATATTTGTAAATGGCACTTTTGATTTATTACATGAGGGGCATATTGCTCTAATAAACTATGCAAAAAGTTTAGGTGATGAAGTCAATGTAGCAATTGATAGTGATGACCGTGTTAAAAGATTAAAAGGTGAATCTAGACCTATCAATAATCAAGCAGAAAGATCAACATTACTAATTAATTTAAAAGCAGTAGATAACGTATACATATTTGATACAGATGAAGAATTAGAGTATCTTGTGTCAATCCATGACGTAATGGTAAAGGGAAGTGATTACAAAGATAAATCAATTATTGGTCAAGATGTTTGTAAAGAATTAGTATTTTTTGATAGAATAGATGGATTCAGCACAACACAAAAAATTCAAGATATTGCTGATCGGGGATAATGGAATTGATCAGTATCAATATGGAACTGTGGACAGGATTAGTCCAGAGGCACCTGTACCCATAATAAACTATACACATACTGTCACTAAGCCTGGCATGGCTGCAAATGTCAAAGATAATTTAGAGAAATTAGATTGTGTTGTTGATTTCATTCATGGCATAAAAACTTCTATAAAAACAAGAGTAATAGATTCAAGAACCAAACATCATTTAATAAGAATTGATCAAGATACACCTAGCAGACCAGTAAAAGTTGACTATGAAACTATCAATAGTTATGATGCAATCGTGATTAGTGATTATGAAAAAGGGTCAGTAACATATGATGTGATAGAAAATCTACGTACCAATTACATAGGTCCTATATTCATTGATACTAAAAAGACAGACTTAGTTAGATTTGAAGGCTGCTATGTAAAGATTAATCAAAAAGAATTTGATGCAGCCAAAACTTTCCCTTCAGATTTAATAGTTACAAAGGGAAGCAAGGGAGCAACTTATAAAGGTGAATTGATACCTGCGTTAAATATAGAAGCATTTGATGTATGTGGTGCAGGTGACACATTTCTTGCAGCATTGACTTATCAATATTGTAATACTAAAGATATTATAAAATCCATTAAATTTGCAATAAAAGCTAGTTCAGTTACAATACAACACATAGGGGTTTACAGTCCCACATTAACAGAAATTGAGGAATTAGATGACAAGGCTTGAAGGACATGTAGAAAAGGGTTGGGGCAATGAATTCATTTTTGCCACTAATGAACATTATTGTGGGAAACTACTAAACTTTAATGCTGATTCTAAATTTAGTATGCACTTTCACAAAGAAAAAGATGAGACATGGTTGGTACTGTCAGGTAAATTTTTAGTGAAATATATTGATTTGGCAGATGCATCACAACATGAGGTAGAACTATTACCGGGCAATGTTTGGAGAAACAAACCATTGTTCCCACATCAACTTATTTGTATTGAGGAAGGTAGTCTTATAGAAGTTAGCACTGCAGATAGTGTCGAAGATAATTATAGAGTATTACCCGGTGATAGTCAGAGTAAAACATGAAAATATTAGTAACAGGACATAAAGGTTTTATTGGCAGTCATGTATTGAAAGCCTTATCGGATCACGAAGTCATTACGTTTGAGTGGAAGGATACGTTCCCTAAACTTGATGGGGTTGATACTATAATACATATTGGTGGAATAAGTAGCACAACTGAAACCAATATTGAAAAAATAATGACACAAAATTATGACTTCAGTTGTGATCTATTGGATAAATGTTTAGAACTAAACATTAACTTCCAGTATAGTAGTAGTGCAAGTATATATGGACACAAAGAAGAATTCAAAGAAGATAGCCCCGTCGATCCGAGAACTCCGTATGCTTGGAGTAAATATATGTTTGAACGATATGCTGCTGAAAAATACGAAATTGCAAATCAAAAAAACATCAGCATACAAGGGTTCAGATACTTCAACGTGTATGGTGACGGGGAAGAGCATAAAGGTGGTCAAGCAAGTCCTTATACACAATTTTTAAAGCAAGCTAACGAAACTGGAGAGATAAAGGTTTTTGCTGACAGTCAGAATTATCTGCGTGATTTTGTTCACGTGAATAAAGTAGTTGAGGTACACAAAAAATTTCTTAATATAAAATCTACAGGAATTTATAATATTGGAACAGGGTCTGCACGTAGCTTTATGGAAATAGCAGCAATTATAGCTACACAAACAGGCGCAACAATTAAAGAAATTCCAATGCCACAAGAACTAATTCACAGCTACCAAAAATATACGTGTGCTGATTTAACTAAACTAACAAAAACAATAAATGAACATTTTTCAACTTGAATATGAAACAAGACTGCAAAGTTGGCATGACCTCAAAGAAGATGTTAGAGTATCAGAATTAAAATCTAAATCTATAAAAATAGATAACTGGTGGCAAAACGCACCCACAGTGAATCATTATCTCCATTTAAAGGATACGCAAAATTGGCCCGATCCTTGGGAACTTTTGGTAGAAAATTTGTATTGTAATGTTGCTAAAGCCTTGGGTATATGTTATACTTTATACATGACAGGGGAGAAAAACTTTAAAATGGTTACTGCAACGGATCAACTGGGAAACGATGTAGTATTGGTATTAGTAGACGATACATATATTTTAAACTATTGGCCTAACACCGTAGAGACAAATAAGCTGTGTGATTTTACTATAAAAGGTGAAATTAGCATTGAAAAACAATTGGAAAGACTAGCGTAATTTACTAGGCAAAGTTGTAGTCTAGGGTGATACGCAAAATATATATGTAGTTAATTCTAACCAATTAGTTAAATATCTAATCACTTCAAAAACACAAATAACAATAACATAGGCATATACATGAATATAAACGTAATAAAAAGAAACGGGGAATCTGTTCCACTAGACATAAGCAAAATTCAAAGACAAGTCGCATACGGGTGCAAGGGCATAGATAACGTAAGCCCTAGTATGATAGAAATCAAAGCACAAATACAACTACATGACGGAATTCATACAGAAACAATAGATGAACTATTACTTAAAGCAATGGTTGATCTTATTGATGAAAGTGAAAACAAAGACATAAATGATGTAAACTATCAATATGTAGCGGGTAGACAGAAAGTTTCAATGTTGCGTAAAGAAGTCTATGGTCAATATGAGCCACCTTCATTGTACGAAATCGTAGTTAAAAATGTAGAACACGGGATGTATACACGTGAATTACTAGATTGGTATACCAAAGAAGAATGGGATATCATTGATTTGTTTATTGATCATGGCAAGGATGAAAACTACACCTATGCAGCAATAGCACAACTAACTGAAAAATATTTGGTTCAAAATCGTGCTACAGGACAAATCTTTGAAACTCCGCAGGTGCGTTATGCAATAGCTGCCGCCACTGCTTTCCATAACGAACCTAAGGAAAAGAGACTAAAATATGTTAAAGAATATTATGAGTGCGCTAGTGACGGGCATTTTACATTGGCAACTCCGGTGTTGGCAGGCCTTGGCACTACTACAAAGCAATTTAGTAGTTGTGTGCTTATTAGTAGCGATGATACTCTTGATTCAATTTTTGCAGCCGGCGAGATGATGGCTAAGTATGCTAGCAAACGTGCTGGCATCGGATTAGAAATTGGTCGTATTCGCCCACTAGGCGCACCTATTCGTAATGGCGAAATCAAACACACTGGTATGATTCCATTTTTAAAGAAATGGTTTGGTGACCTACGTAGTTGCAGTCAAGGTGGTGTACGTAATGCAAGTTGCACAGTTACATTCCCTATATGGCACTATCAGTTTGAAGATTTGATTGTGCTTAAAAATAATCAAGGACCAGAAGAAACACGTGTTCGTCAAATGGACTATAGTGTTGTAGTTAATAAAATGTTTTGGAATCGTTACAAGCGTAATGAGAACATTACATTATTTGATCCACATGAGGTGCCAAATTTATATGAGGCATTTTATAGTGATACAGAAGAATTTGAACGTTTATACACAATGTATGAACATAAAAAAGGTTTGCGCAAGAAAGTTTTACCAGCAGTAGAAATATTCAAAAACGGTATACTAAAGGAAAGAACAGACACGGGTCGTGTCTATCTAGTCAATATAGATAATGTTATTAATCAAGGTCCTTTTGATACTAAAACTGATCCAATATATCAAAGTAACCTTTGTCAGGAAATACTACTACCTACGAAACCATTTCAGAGAATCGAAGATGAAAAGGGTCGTATCGCTCTCTGCACATTAGGTAGTGTAAACTGGGGTGCATTTAAAAATCCACAAGACATGCGAAAAGCCTGTAGAGTACTTGTGCGCAGTCTAAGCAATCTCCTAAGCTATCAGGATTTTTTAAGTGTACAAAGTAAATTGGCAAATGAAGATTTTGAGCCGTTGGGTGTTGGTATTACTAATCTTGCCTATTGGCATGCAAAACGTCACTTACGTTATGGCACAGACGAAGCCCTTGCAGAAGTAAAACGTTGGATGGAACATCAAGCATACTACCTCACTGAAACCAGTGTTGAGTTAGCACAAGAGCGAGGTGCTTGTAAAAATAGTTCACGTACATACTATGGCAAAGGAATTTTTCCTTGGGAGCGTAGAGCAGAAGGAGCAAACGAATTAACTGATTTTAGTCCTAGTATGGATTGGGAATCATTGCGTGAGAAACTAAAAGAATATGGTATTCGTAATGCAACATTAATGGCAATTGCTCCTGTAGAAAGTTCTAGTGTAGTATTAAATTCTACAAATGGCATTGAATTGCCAATGGAACTAATCAGTGTTAAAGAAAGTAAAGCTGGTAGTTTTGTACAAGTTGTTCCTGAATACAAGAGATTAAAAAATCGTTATCAATTAATGTGGGAACAAAGTGATTGTATAGACTACTTAAAGACAAGTGCAGTACTGGCAGTATATGTTGATCAAAGCATATCAACGAATACTTTTTATAATCCTGCATTTTTCCCTGAAGGTAAAGTGAGTGCTACATTAATAGCTAAAAATCTTATGCTAGCATATAAGTGGGGATTAAAAACAATTTATTATAGTTTAATTAACAAAATGGGTTCTAAGGCTGCACTAACTGACAAAGATAATGTTATTGAATTTACTAAATTAGAGCCATTAGAAGATGAAGAAGCTTGTGAAGCTTGTGTGTTATAATGGCACATTTAGTCGCAAGTATACCACCAGTACACTGTTACATTCGTAAAGAATTTCTCTATGACTTTCAAAAAGGTCATGGAGAATATGAACCTTGTATATGGGTATCAATCAAAAGCATTCGTGGACAAGCATTCAGAATAGAAAGTTACTTACCAAATTATGGCGCACTTTATGACAAGTTACCTCTCCATGCGTTTGTATCACGCACAGAGAATATTGACTCTAAGAAATTTTTACCTTTAGACGTATTGCAAATTTGGGATTGTTTTAGTTATGATTTTACTATAATTCAAAAACCATTTTTGAGAAATCTATCTGCAAAGTTTTATGCAAAAGATAAAAATTTTTATCAAGGTAATTACATGTTTACAGTTGATCACTCTGCGCCCGATTTTAACATAATAGACACTAGTTATGCTGAATGGCCAGAAGATCACAAAAGTTTTAATTTTATAGAATTAGACAATGGACAATATGCAGCACAACCAAACAATAGATGTTTGTTTTTAGATGCTGCGAGTAATCCAAAAGAATTAAAGTTTCCTGATTTTAAAGTATGCACGAAAAAATATGTTGTTGAACAAAATCCAAAGTGGTTTTTAGGAGACACAAACACAGTTATGTATGAAGAGGACAATAATGAGTAAAGAACAATACAATTTAACGAAGCAAACTAATTACTTGAAACGCACAATGTTTTTAGACCCTGAGGGACCTGTAACAGTACAGCGATTTGAAGAAGTTAAGTACCCAAAAGTTGCCAAATATGAAGAAACTGCACGTGGATTCTTTTGGGTACCAGAAGAAGTAACATTAACAAAAGATAAAATTGATCACAAGGAGGCAAGTGATGCTGTTAAGCATATCTTTACTAGTAATCTTCTCCGCCAGACGGCTCTCGACAGCATACAAGGCAGAGCACCAGCACAAGTATTCGGCCCAGTAATCAGTATTCCAGAATTAGAAGCACTAGTTAATAACTGGAGTTTCTTTGAAACTAATATACATAGCAAATCATATAGTCATATTATTCGTAATGTATATGGTGTGCCTAAAGAAGAATTTAATAAGATACATGAAACAAAAGAAATTGTTGAGATGGCAGCAAATGTAGGTAGATATTATGAACAACTACATCAACTTAACTGTAGCAAAGAAACAGGAGCTATTGTATCAGAGGATGATCACGTTAAAGCTATTTGGCTAGCATTAAATGCTAGTTATGCACTTGAGGCATTACGCTTTATGGTTAGTTTCGCTACAAGCCTTGCAATGGTAGAAAACAGAATTTATATTGGCAATGGTAATATCATAAGTCTTATACTACAAGATGAATTGTTGCATACTGAATGGACAGCATATTTAATTAATCAAGTAGTAAAAGAAGATGAAAGATTTACAAAAGCAAAAGTTGAATGCGAACAAGAAGTTTACAACATGTACTTAGAAGTAATCAAAGAAGAAAAAGATTGGGCTGAGTATCTTTTTAGTAAAGGCGTTGTAATAGGACTAAATGCAGATATACTTAAAGATTTTGTAGACTGGACCGCTTTTAATAGGCTTAAGGATATTGGTATTAAGTATCTAGAGAGTCATCCAAAAACAAGTCCTATTCCATGGTTCAATAAACATGTGAATATCAACAAAAAGCAAACTGCCCTACAAGAAAATGAGAGTACAAATTACGTAATCGGCGTGATGAGCGACACCGTTGATTACGATGCGTTACCAGTTTTATAAGAGGAAAAAATGAAAGCAATAGTTTGGAGTAAGGACATGTGTCCTTTCTGCGATAAAGCCAAGGCTTTGTTAAAGTTAAAGGGCATTGAATACGAAGAAAGAAACATAACTAAAGATTGGTCTAAAGATCAGTTACTAGAAGCAGTACCAAATGCACGTACAGTGCCACAGATATTCATCAATGAGGAGTTAGTTGGTGGATATACAGAATTACACAGAAAATTAATGGGATAAACATGGATCTTAACATAAATGAAGTATATTCGTTCAAATTAAATAGTGGTGAAGAATTAGTAGCAAAAGTTATAAAAGTAACTGATAATACCGTTGAAATCAGTGAGCCTGTGAGCATTGCTCCTAGTCAAAAAGGCATAGGAATGGTTCCTAGTCTATTTACTACAGATATGAACGGTCATTTTAGACTAAATATTAATAGTGTCGCAATTGTTGCAGACACTAACGAACAAGTAAAGGTAAAGTATATCGAGGCTACTACCGGTATTACAGTACCAGAAAAGCAAATTATATTAGGATAAGGATGCCACAATTAAGTAGAAAAGGGGATACAGATCAACCAGGCGGAGCTATAATGCGAGGCGCTGGAACTGTATTTGCGAATGGTATACCAGTTGGCTTACATGTAAGTCAAATAACACCACACGCACCATTTGGATCACCTCACCCGCCACATGCGGCAGCAACCACAACAGACGGAAGCCCAACTGTTTTTGCTGAAGGTAGTCCTGTGCTTAGAGTCGGTTCAGGAAATAGTTGCGGACATAGTATCGTTCAAGGCAGTCCTGACATATTTTGCCCATGAGTCTACAAGGTTTACAAACACCCAACAGCATTAATTTACTCAGTCAACTTCTTGTAAGTAATGGTTTAACTATTAATACCACTGCTGCAGGATTCATGGGTTCAAGTACAGCAGAAGCTAATTACACCAAAGGCACAATCGGGTCCGCTACAGCATTAAACAGATTAATTGATTCAACTAATTTAGCTTTTGGTAAAATTGGTGTGGGTGTTAATGACGTAAGCCAAGCAGTTTATGATTCATTAATATCAATTGGCAGTTCTACTATTCCTGCATTAGGCAACAGCAAACCTGCTACATATACCGGCACAGTATCTAATTCATTAGCACGATATGGCTTTATAAGATTTCCTGCATTGCAAGCATATAATGAGTTTGTAGTTAATGGTGGCACCTACAGAGATTTTTGTTTAAGTTTTATCACTGCAATGTCTTTTAGAGATAGCACTAATCCAACTATAAACTCACTGGCTAATAGTGTAAATTATTTACAAGGTGTATATAGCAACATGAATGATCTTGTAACTGCAGACATTACTGGAGTCAATATATCTACATTGTATTGGGGACAAGATTTAATTGAAACAGGCAGGGCTATTGACTTATCTAACATAGATGTATTTGGATTACCTAGTGTGTTACTTAAAACATTACAGAGAAATAACGCTATTACTCAAGCGTTATCTTATGCATTAATTTTTAGTGGATTGACTACTACGGAAGTTAATAACTTTATTAATGGTGGTGAAATTTCTCGCACACAGGAACAGAAAATATACAATGCATTTGTACTGGTAACTGGTACTGATTTAACTGACATCTTAATTCCGTTAAATGTTCAAACTACAGGATTGAGGTCTCTAGCAGACTTACTTAATCCTATAAAATTATTTCCAACCAGCTATGCAAGTTTGACTGTGCCTAGATATAATACAACATCTTCGGCAGCAAACAGTAAAATTTACTATCCAATCTATTCAAGTGGTGGGATAAATCCAAACGTAAGAGTTTTTAATTATGGTGAATATTTAACGTCTGTATTACCTGACGATATTCGTGTTGCATGTGGTGCCTTTGCAAATGCAATGATGCAAATTAGAAATATTAAAAATGTACCTATAGAAAGATTTTCACAGGTAGTTACCAATTTGGAAACAATGGATGGTCTTACTCTAGTTAATGGCGCTAATGGTACACCAGTTAATTCAGGTATAACAAGTGCTTTATCTTCTATAGCATTAGGATCAGGTACAAATGGAACATACTTAGCTACTGATTTTTTTGGTGCAATGACTGGATTAAATTATAATTATTCAAGAATACAACAATTGTTAATACAATTAGCGACTAGTAATCTTTCTACCATCTATACTAATATTTTTAATAAATTATCTGGTGCTGGACCATACAATACTGATTTAACAACATTTATATCGCAGGCTAATACAGAAATTTCAAATATTAACAATAGTAATGCGTCTGCAGCAACAGAATTAAACACACTATGGAGCCAAATAGGAACAAATTTAACGAAGGAAACAGCATCAAGATTAGCAGCACTTCCTTCAAACGCAACGTCTACAACAAATTCAATACTTTCGTTTGTAGACAATATTAATTTCTATGCTCTTGATACTGCACAATATCAATCTGCTGCAGTATTAGAAGCCATAGCAAATACAACTACTTTAGGAGGACAAAGTTTAATAGCATTAATGCGTGAAATTAGAAACGCAAACAGGTTAGGATTGTGTGGGTTAGAACTTGACAATAACATTAGTAATAGTCAGACCGTAACTCCGCAAACCTCTATAGGGAATGTAACAAGAGTTACAGGTGCAAGTAATATACCTGGAAGTTTTGCTGGATCACCAGAAACCGATCTCGTCCCTCTCAATTTAGATATATTTAATATATCTACATCCGTCTCAGTACCAACTCAAACACCAAGTCAAGCGTTACAAGAAGTAATAGATTGTAACTGTGACTGCTGGGACAATCTTTGAATTGTGATATTAACTTAATAATAAGTTAAAACCAAAATTCTTGTCTTTTAATAGAACATAGTGTATACTATCGTTCGGAAAGGAAATTATGAAATTAATAAATTTTTTACGCAATCCGCGTGTGGAAAACATACTAGCAGCGATTTTGATTTTAGCAGCTGCCATTATAATTATACCCAACCATGAGGTCTTTTTTGAAGAAGAACAGCAACAAGTAGTTGCGGTATCTAAGCCTCAACCAAAACCTGTAGACCAAAAACAACTAAAATGTTTGGCTACAAATATATTCTATGAAGCAGGCAGTGAACCCGAAAAAGGTAAACAAGCTGTTGCAAGAGTTGTAATGAATCGTGTTAATCATGGATTCGCACCTAATCCTTGCTCAGTTGTTTATCAAGTCAGCACAATAATGGTTCCAATAGACAATGATCCCGAAATTGATAATGAGGGACATAAAAGAGTAAAATTGTGCCAATTTAGTTGGGTATGCGAAAGTGATCGCCGCCCATTAAATGTAAACGATCCTAGATACAAACAAAGCGAACGAATTGCTTATAACGTATTAGCATATGATTCGTACAAAGATGTTGTACCTAGTACAGTATTGTTTTTTCATAACTTATGGGTGAACCCTATGTGGCCTTACAGAAAGGTTGCACAGATTGGTAATCATATCTTCTATGAAAAACCAAAAAAGAAAGTACAAAAGCAACCGCAAGTCTTAGCAAAAATTTAAGATGAAACTACAACCTTCGGACCCCGATAAACACCATAGCTTAACATATCCTATGGACATCGGGGCTCCGAAGTTTGAACTTGTACCAGTAAAGCAACAAAAAGATTTAATGCTGAATACAGCAAGAATGTATGCTCAGCAAGAATATAATAGAATAATGGAGCTTGTTACCGTATTACAAAAACAAGCAGAACAAATCAAGCGTAGACTTGACATTACTGATATGGTTCATGCAGCGGAATATAAATTTCAAATATTCCATGGTAAATCATATTGGCTAGCATTTGACAACAGAATACAAAGAACCATATTATCTCAAAGTGGTCCCAATGATTGGACTACGGGTGTACCTGATAGTTATGAATACATAGCACAAGTTCAATATTTAGGTGATCATACTTGGATAGAGGTGTTTGATGAAAAAGCTAGCAACTAATAAAGACCGTAGAGAAAACATAAAAAAGAAAAAAGAAAAACTAACCTCAATTAGTGATCAAGAAAAGTTATGGGAATTCTACGATAGCTTTTTGAATCAAAAAGAACAGGCTGAACTTGATCCTGAATGGGCTAAAAACAATTTAGAATATGATTTAAGAGCAAGTGAGTACATTGTGGAAAAATGTAAGGACGAATACTATGCTCAAAATGTCTATGCAGCACTATGTAATAATTATTTTCGCAAAAATGAGGTTATTCACATTTTAAAGGAAGATAGCTGGAGTTGTAGTTGGAGATATGCAGGTGGTATTGTAGCAGACTTGCGCGGCGAAGGTGACTACTTAGATTGGTATTGCAGCGGCATTCGTGATGAAGAGGCTACTGAGACTCCCGATACAAGTAGATACAATGTAGGTGAAGGATTTGTAACCGATGAAGTTAAAGAAGATTTATTCAACTTAGGTTGGATCGTTATGGAAACAGACGATCAAACGATTTAATAAATACATTTAGAGGATAACTTATGTCATATTCACAACAAGTATTAGATCATTACGAAAATCCACGCAACGTTGGTAGCCTTGACATGAATGACGAATCAGTCGGTACAGGTCTTGTCGGGGCGCCTGCGTGTGGGGATGTTTTAAAACTACAAATAAAGGTAGAAAATGAAATTATCACCGATGCGAAATTTAAAACGTATGGCTGCGGGTCGGCGATTGCTAGTAGTTCGCTCGTCACGACTTGGCTTAAGGGAAAAACTCTTGCAGAAGCAAATGCAATTAAGAACACGGAAATTGCAGAGGAGTTGGCTTTACCGCCGGTCAAAATTCATTGCTCAATATTGGCGGAAGATGCTATAAAGTCTGCTATTGCTGATTATAAGAAAAAACAAGCTTAATCTTAAGCAGAACATATAACTAAATGTATGCGTGGCTCCCAACCACCATTATAGACAAAATGTTCTTTGGTAGTATCTACTCTATAAAAAGAACCATCTGCTGGTATATTATAACATTTAGCAGATAAGTCATTGTCGCTAACTGCTTCACCAAAGTATGCATATTTGTTTGTTTCTAAAACATAATGGTATCTACATTCAAAGTCAGCGTGTACACTTAATCCTGTTTTAGGCATCAATCGCATATAGCGAATTCTCCCAAATTTAGAATCTACGAAAGTGCTGAATTGTTCTATTATGTTTTTTGTATAAGGCTCTACATCAGTCCATTCAGTAAAGTCTGTTTCACTGCTAGTGAATGAATTGGTTACAGGATCGTATAAGCTACCGCCTGCATCCCCTAATGGATAATCTGCATTAGGACGATAAGTAAGACCTAATTGATTAGCATGATATTTTTGATTATTATACATGAACGTAGTATTTGGCCATGGGTTTCTAGATATAAACAAATTTAAATCATTAATCATTTGATTAACATCAGCGGTAAAATTAATTTTTTCTATAAATCTCACTGTTTTTCCATGCGCATATAAGGTCTTAATACATCTATCCATTCATCATATTCAAAATCCATTACCATTATTGATCTAGCCTCATCAGTATTATTAAATCCATAATGATTGTTATAGCAATCAAACGCAAAGATTTCTCCCATTTTCCAACGGTATAAGTTACCATTTACGTAAAATCCTACATCACCTTCAGGTATATATGTTGGAATGTGAACAATGATTTTATGTCCCCAATCTAAATGATTATGTTCAGGAGTTCTGGAATGGGGATTTAATATTAACCATCCAGTAGCACGATGACTAGGTCCGTGTGTAACTAACTCAGTTGTTTTGGGTAATTGTTTTTGAAAAGGAGGCAATGGTTTATAATTCCACCAAAGTGTTACGGCTCTCCAATCAGGAGTGTACTTAGGTTTCTCATCAAAATCATACAATGGAATTGTTTTTTTAACTTGACTGTATTCTTCTGATATAGTTTGCCAATTATTAATTAAATTGTCTATAAATTTTTCTTTGTGCATGGTTTAATAATATATTTCTTATTTATTTATTTGACATAATTGAAGCACAATAAATATAAATATGTTGCTAACGTCTAATGTTAATGAGTTTTATCACAAAATTTATACAGAACCATGCAAAGAGTTTGAAGAAATTCGTGAGCTATGTTTATTAGAAGATAATTGGTTAAGACATTTATATACTCCTGAAAATTTAAAGATTGAAAACCACAGTGGATTTGCTGTAGTTTTTACTAAATATACGCATGAACCTGTTGGAATGGGAGGTGTTTTCAACGATGGCAGATATCCAAAAAATATTGCTAGACATTTGCATAGAGAATATCTATTTCCTAAGTTTAGACAAAATTCTCGCAAAGGGTATCTGCAAGTTCCTACATTATACAATGAACATTTAGTGAAGCCTTTAACAAATATTAATAATTTTGATTGCTACATTATAGCAATGCAAAATAGAGAGAAAAAGCAATCTAAGGGTTATTGGAAAATATTTAGTGAAGCAATCGTATCAGTGGCTCCTGAATGGAAAATAGGAGAAAACTATATTCAAACTTGCCCATTTGAAGTGCAAAAATGCTGGCAAAATTATTTGTACTATGAGGTTGTACCTAACAGTTTTCAGAAATGGAACCCGAAGTTAATAACTCATGCAGAATGGGAAATGTTAGATTTTGGAATATAAATGCATAAAATTACACATAATCAATTAGTTAGAGGGATGCAGATCATAAATCATTTATTGCTTATGATTGGATTTGCCTTTGTGTTTACGACAGGACAATATATGTACCTAGTAATATCTCTTATAACTTGGCTTATAATTGGTCCTATGGGTGTAGGAGTTGGATATCACAGATATCTTTCCCATAAAAGTTTTAAGACATCAAAATTTTGGGAAAAAACTTTAAGTATTATTGGTGTAGTTACTACAATAGGTAGTCCTTTAGCATGGGTAGCAATTCATAGACAACATCACCGTAGTTGTGAAAAGGCAGGGGATCCACATAGCCCCCACCTAATAGGAAATTTTAGAGCATGGTTTGGACTATGGAACTTAGTAAAATTAGATTTAAAATTAGTGAGAGATTTACGAAAAGATAAATTTCAAAAATTTTTACATAACTATTATCTAGAAATTATATTGTTATACTGTTTCATTTTATTTTGTATTAATCCATGGTTCGTTATATTTGTGTATAGTATTCCTGCATGTATTGTATTGCACTCTACAAGTTCTATCATTGTTATTGCTCATAGACATGGATACAAAACGTATGACTTAAGACATGATGAAAGCCGAAATAGTTGGATCGCAAATATTTTAGCCTTAGGTGAGGGATGGCACAATAATCATCATGCTAAACCTTATAATTGGAGTAATTGGGAACGTTGGTGGGAAGTGGATCTGCCCGCAATGATTATTTGGATGATAAAAAAATGATTTCTCAAATTACACTATCCAAATATACATCAACGTTTTTGTTCATAACTTATCTATTGTTATTTCCTGTTTGGCTTTATCATGCAACATGGTATCAATTAATTATAGGTTATATCAGTTATTGGTTTATGATTGATGTAGTTCAAAGTTTGTTTTGTCATCGTTGGGCTAGCCATAATTTATGGAATCCTCCTAAATTTGTTCAGAACATATTAGCAACTATAAGTGTGTTAGCGTTAATTGGAACGCCAATAACATGGGCAGCATGGCATAGAACACATCATCATTATACAGATACAGAAAACGATCCACATAGTCCTAAATATAAATCATGGTATTATATCATTTTTTGTTCTCGTTTTCATGAGGCACAATTAAAAAGAGGTATAGATAGACTTAGAGATTCTTATTTTTTATTTCTAAGTAAATATGAAATTCATTTCATCATATTAGGAAATTTAATATTATTTTTATTATTGCCATTTGTATGGTTTATGACGCTTTGGGCAATTCCTGTAGCATTTATGATTTTTAACACAAATCTTTTTGTTAATGTTATTAGTCACAAAAACGGTGAAGCAAGAAACATTGCTAAATTATATTGGCCTTTAATATTTTCTGATGGTATATATCATGCATCCCATCACTCAAATCCAAAATTAAATTACACAAAATATGACCCTGCAGGATATTTAATAACTAAATTAGGTTGGACAAATGAAAAGATTTGAGGAAGTAAATTTTAGTAGACTATACGGATATTTTTGGATATTGTTAGGGCATGTTGCGCTAATTTATTTGATTGCAACACTACAATGGCAAATGTTATTAATTGCTTTAGGTGTGCATTATGTTGTTGCTATTTTAGGCATCAGCACATTTTATCATAGAGTAGTTTCACACCAAGCCGTTAAAGTTCCAAAATGGTTAGAAATGTTGGGATGCTTTATCGCAGGATTTAGTATGCAAGGTAGTGCATTAAGTTGGACTGCAACTCATAGACAACATCATAAGTACCAAGGCACTCATAAAGATCCTCATAGCCCGAAAATAATGGGTACATGGTATGTACAATTATTTGGATATAGCTTTAGTAAAATAGATCCTAAGTTTGCCGGTAGCTTATTGCGAACTTATCATGTATTATGGCATCGTTATTATTATTGGATTTATCTACCTATAATTATTGGTTCATTATTTATTTTACCTTTCAACCTAGCCCTAGCAATTTTTTGGGCACCAATTGCAATAGTATTTCATTTTGAGGGTTTTATAAATACGTGGACTCATGATTGGAGTCGTGACGTTCCTTCTAACAAATTTCTAGTTAATTTTTTTATAGGAGGCGAAGCCTATCATGAAAATCATCATCGATATCCAGGTAATGTGAGATTTCACAAATATGATTTATTAGGATACGTATTAGAAAAGGTATTTAAAAAATGATACTTAAACCAACTAACATCGAATATCATATTGATGATCATTTCCCTACACTGTCATGGGGTAAAGCAGGCGTAGCAATAAGTGGCGGACTTGAATCCACTTTGATTGCCAAAATTGCGTTAGACAAATATGGTCCTAAAAATGTTGTATTAGTGTATTCTGATGATATGTTCACAGTCAGTAATCCTGAATCAAACAAGAATGTAAAAATAAACGTAGATAACGCTAGCGAAATATTGGGACATCCTGTACATTATATTCCTGTAGATATTGAATTACATAAAAAAGACATTCAAACGTGGAGTTACCAAATATTTGAATATATGAAAAATACACACAATATTGAATTTACCATGTGGGGCTTTACTAAATTATTCTTTAACGTAGCAGAATTCAAAGAAGATAAAAATTCAACACATGAAAGTATTGTTCAAAAGTGTTATAGTAATTACGAAAAATATAGAGATGTTATTGAAGAATTTCACGTACCTACAGGTACGTTTACCGAATACATAAAAGATTTGGAAATTTCGGGTCTAGTTTATCCAATGCTAAGATCAGATTTCAATCGAAAAGTAACTTTAAGACCTTTTGATACCCTTAATAAAAGTGAAGTTCTTGATTTGTACATACAGTTAGGATATTTAGATTTAGCATACCAAACTATTTCGTGCGTGACTAACTCAGTAAGAGAAAATTATATCCATTGTGGAACTTGCTTTAATTGTCAGCAGAGATATGATGCTTTTGCTAAATTAGGTATTGAAGATAAAACTGTTTATAGAAACGATACCGTTAGATTTGCGTGGGAAGAATTACAGAAGAAATTAAATAATCCGCAGTCGTAAGTACACTTAAAAACAATTGGTAAACATTATCATTTGTTGAGTATGCATCATGAATTTTTGAAGTATCTATTAAATAAACTCGTCCGGGTTCGTACTCTATTTCTTTTAATTCTTCCGATGTCTCATCGTAATATCTAACCGTTAGCCCTTCAGTACTCATCCATAACCTAAGCCACATGCTTGGTACAACTGTATCAATATGTGGTAAAAACATAGCCCCATTATTCCATTTAAGTATATTACTTCTAGTCCAGTAATCGTCAAATATCCTTAATGGCTCTAGGGATGATATCTTCATTACTGGTGTAGGCGTCAAACAATCAGTTTCAATAATAGGATCATTAGGATGATCTTTATTCCATGTCATTAAACTACCATTAATTGGATCATCCTCAATTAGTTCTCCGCTTTTATTTACTAATGCCAATCCGTATCTAGGCAAATGAGTGTGATTTTTTCCCCATTGTTGGAATTTAAATTCTTTAACTTGTTCCACAAATAATTCAGTATCAATTTTAATTGAAGTAGGAACCAAAAAAGCTGTATGTAATTTATAATACTCTATTTCAGATATTGTAATACTGTTATCAAGTATTTTTTTAAATCCAGCTTTAATGAAAACATCATATGTTTCTTGTAATATATCTTGTGCGTTAATTTTCATGATAATATGGATTGATTAACTGTATTGTTTATGTTTACTAAATATTGATCTTTGTGTTTGCTTTTAGGAATACATAACCCGCATCCGCATAATTTATTAGGGCAAACAATAGTGGGCATTTGTTTATTGTTAAGGTTGTTTTTTAGATTACTGATAATATCAGCATAATTTGTTATGGTTCCGATACTCCCACGTTCCCCGTTGAAATTGGCCTGACAGGTTTGATGGTGATAGACTAAATCTGTTTGCTGTTCAACATGTAAGAAATACCAATTTACACTACAATACCAATCTTTAAAATTTCTAAATCCTATTACCTTCGTTTCTATCGATTCTTCATTGTTGCATAATGTAAAACTTCTTCCACCGCAACAAGGTCTTGTGGTGGGTGTAATTGGTGTGTTAAAAAAGTCACTGTACCATTGTTTTTGTTCATCAGAATATTTGTGAGCGGTGGCAAGCATACTGTCAGGATCTTCACCAATTGGTCTAGGTATATACTTAACATTATTTTCTTTTAAAATGTTACATACCTTTACACACTCATCAAAATGTTTGGCATGCATCATAACATTTACTTTCATGTCTACTTCACCTTGATGTAATTGTAATATCCTATCTATTACATTCTTTTTTGTTATTTCATCTGATTCAGCATGGTAACTTATTGTTACATGATCAAAATTTCTAATAATACTTGTAGCTATTTTTTCGCTCATCGCACCATTTGAAGTCACATCTAATTTTATTTTGATATCTTTATCAAACTTATTTTTCCATTCATTATTTAAATGCTCCGCAAACTTTATAAAATTGGGATTAACAGTAGGTTCGCCTCCTGTAAAACTAATATAAAAATCTTTGTTATGTCGATGTTGCGATATTAATGAAATATACTCAAATAAGAAATTACATGTGTTTTTTAACTCTATCAAACTAGCGTGACTACTGAAATTATCATGTCTATGCACTGGGCAATAACTACAATCAAAATTACAACGCCTACCTAAATCCCAAGTAATCACAAATGAGTTTGAGCCATCATTTTTTATGGTGTGAAAATCAATCATTTTTTACTCTCTTAACAAATTGATCTTTAGGTTTAGAGTTACCTGTTTTCCCACATACCCTAGCACAGGTATATAATTTTTCAACGTTCCAGTGATGATCCCAAACTGTTTGCCATTCTGTGCTACTAATGATATCTTTGATTGGTTTATTCATAGCGTGTATATTTTCTATACTCCCCAACGTTTCTACTAAATTATGATATTGGGATAATACCTTATAATGAAAATTGTAAATCATTTTTCTAAATGGATCAGTAGGTTCTTCTTTCTGTTGATAGTGGTAAGGGGCACTTGCTAAAAAACAGCAAGGAAAAACATTTTTGTGTGCATCAATATAAATTTCTTTTAAATTTTGCACATAACAACTTATTTTAGAACTGTTAATAATTTCACCTGATCTTTTTATTTGTTCAGGTGATATAAACACAACTTGATTATCAGTTGGTGGTTCAAGATAATATAAAATGTTTCCGCTTTCATCTACTACACTATATCTATTTTCCCCAATAAATCTAGTAGTGTTCTTTATGGTAAAACTCACAAAACCCATGTCTTTACTACATTGTTCTGCTAACTCTGTTTGATGTTCGTTGTGTTTAAATTTAATAAAAACCCATTCAGCTTTGCCTCCCGCATCTATAAATGCTTGTGCATTGCGAATCGTAATATCAAAATTAACTCCAATTCTATAAATGTGATTTGTATCTTCTAGACCGTCTATTCCAAAATAAATTAAGTGATTTTCATTAAGACTGTTAAATAAATCAACCCACCATTTTGTTGAACGTGCGCCACCATTGGTATGTATTCTAACTTGCATATTGGGTTTTTTGTCTTTAATGTATTGGCACATGGATATCAAATCATCATTCATAATTGGATCACCATAATTACCACAAAAGTAAATCATATCTAGTTGATTCAATAGTTCATCCGTAAATATATGTTTAAATTCTTGGATAGTCCAATCTGCTATTTTAAGATTTGTATTCTCAACACCACCGTGATATTTCCTTGGGCACATAGGACAGCTTGCTTGACAGCGTGTGCTTATTTCTAAATGTATAGATTTTAATTCTGAAAATTTAAACATTATTTGTATCCTATGATCATGTACCTGTCATATAAAGGCAAGTCTAATTTATCACAATATAAAACTTTTGATAATTGTGATTGCTCTACAAAGTCATCTAATCCTTCGCTTATTCTAATATGTTCATAAATTTTATAATTGTTACTTTGTAGAACAAGTAAACTATTTTGTGGCAAACAAGTCAGCCATTGTTCATATTGATCTTGAGTTATGTGTTCGCAACTAGTATTAATAGCAATATCCGCATCACTACGTAAATTGCACATGTCCGCGGTTACTGCATGAAAAACACCCTTCATTAACTCTATCTTGTTCATTGTGTTTGCTATTTCTTCACATTTTGGGTCTATGTCAATACTACGAATTGATTTAATTGGATAAGGAGCATGAAATAGCATACTAGCCAATACTCCGTTCCAACCACCAAAAATGTCGATGCATACTGGTTTACCTACAAAAACTCCTAATTCTTTTATAAGCCATTCTTTGCTACGTAGTTGACCCTTCCAAAAACTTTCTAATGTACGTTTTGGATCCTCGCTATTACGTATAGCATCCATCCAAAACATTATATGTTCTAAGTCAATTTTCATATTAATTCTTTATCTAACATTATTTCAGCACCGCACCCACAAACATTCTTACTACATATGACAGGTTCAAGATTTTTATATAACTTTATCTTTTCTTCAAAATTTTGATCTTTTATATTTAAATTTCCATCAAACAATTGTTCACCGCAAGCTCCTCGTATCTCACCTTCAATGTCAATATAAATTCTGTCTATTCCAATATTGCATTTATAACCGTAAAAATTGTTAGCTTTATTAAGAACAATTTTTTTATAGTCATAGGGTTCTACAGTTCCGTCTTGCGTGAACATCATTGCATATTTTGGCTTTACTTTCTTTACATCGTCACATACTCTTTTTTTAACTGTAGTAAGATATTCTGTCTGTTCTTGTGAATAGGTTGTAACATTATCAAACAATACTGGTTGGGGAGATAAAAACCATCCTTCACTATTTGAATGTAAGTAATCAAAGCATTCTATCGATTTTTTCCAATTGTATGGATCCATCAAAACAAACACATAAAGATTACTTTGTTTCTTACTATAAATTAAATCTGCAACTTTAATAATGTGATTTAAATTTGCAAACTCATTATGAACACTAATTGTAATTTCATCAAATAAATGTGACTTATCATTCCAATAGTCAATTGTTCTACTAGCATTGGTACTGACTCTAACAAAAACATTTGCTACTTGTTTTATATCTTTAACAAAATGTTCTAAATAGGGCCAAAGTGTTGTTTCCCCTCCTATGATTTTTAAATCAATATTTGTTTTTCCTTGAGATCGATAGTAAGAAAAAAGTGACTTCATGTTTTTTAGCACAATGTCGTGATTCGGCCATCTATGAGTTCCCTCATTGCATCCCTTAAAGCAGTAGTGACATTTATAGTTACAAACATTACCTAAAACAAATTCTACACTGAGATGGTCTGTTGACAAATTTTTTATTTTTATAATTTTCATTTTAGTAAACTGGCTAATTCTGGAAATATTTGTTTTGAATTTGTGCCTCTAATTACGTCTAAATTAGAAACATATTCCTTAAAGTCTGGCAACAAGTGGCTATGATCTTCTGCCTCTACAAATTTTAATATACCTTCCCATCTTTGCCAACCATATGGACTAGAATTCCAAAATACATCATCCTGAGTATAGTTATCCCATAACCAATTTTTAAATTCTATAAATTGATTTCTTAATTCTTTTTTATCTTCTTCGGGTAACATTCTTGCACTTAAGAAGGTTGGTATATACAACATATGCATGTTCAAAATACCGCCGCCCACTAGGTAGTTTTCTACTTGGTATTTGTTTATTTTCTTAAAGTTTTGTTGTATTTTCCATTTAGCGAAATCTATGATATGCTTGATATTAAAAATTTGCACAGCACATGCGATTCCTATATGTATGTTGTCAGGTGTGTTGTCTAATTTATGTAAATTTTTAACAATAATATCCCACTCTGCAGGATATCTTATGTAGTGATTTCTTTCATTGACTGCATCAATACTGAATGCAAATTTAACCTTTTTAAATTTACTCCACATGTCAATGATATAATCATCTACAAATATACCGTTACTGTTATATCTTAGTGTTATTTGTTTTTCATACCCTCGCTTAATGATTTCCTCTAGGAATTTATGATGTTCCTTAATCATTAAAGGTTCGCCACCTGCAAAATACATTTGTTGTATATTAGGAATCTGTTCAAACACTTCTTCCCAAAACTCTGATTTCTCATACCAGGTATTGTCAAATGTGGATTGATCCCATGCTATCTGTTGCAACACGGTCTCGCTTTTTGTAATAGGAATAATTTTCTTATGATCTTGTACCCACTTTGAACTGTCGTGCGGTGTACACATAACGCACTTTAAATTACAGGTGTGTCCTAATCTAATGTCAAAGTATCGTATAGCAGTAGGAACTTCACCATCTTCTTTTGTGTCAGCAATAAGTTGTTTAAAATCTATTCCATCTTTATCCCATTCATACATTTCCCAAATTCTTTTACTTAGAATGCCATTTTGTTCTTCTTCAAAACACTTAGTGCAACTAGAAGGTATTTTGCCTTCTAGCATTGTTTTCCTTACATCACGCATGTAAACATTATTAAAGGCTTGTTGTAGTGTGTCTTTTCCGAAGTTAGCAACTTCTCCATTTTCTTTTCTAACTAGACCAGCATCTAGTATTCCTTTCGTTGCTTGACTAGCATTACTACCGCAACACAGTCTTGCATCACCATTGGGTCTGGTTGCTAAATGAATCCATGGTAAAACGCAAAAGGTAGGTGACCCTGTCTTTTCTTCAATAAGTTTGATGTATGTTGGTATTTTATTCATTATTAAAACTATCAATGTGACATTTTTCTTTTGGTATTTTACTGTCAGCACTACTCACGCATCGGTTTGTGATGCACATTGTAGGTTTGGTAAATAAACTAAACCCTTGCTGCAAAGTGCCTAAATGTCTTTCGCTGCAACTGTAACCACGCTTCACCTCCGAACCTCTTATTATAACACTTTGATAGCCGCTATTGCAATGCCAATTGGTGAATTGGTTGAAACCAAAAGCATTAAATCTTTCGGCTTGATCAAATTTATATTCTACATTATCAGAATCGTATAATCGTATTTGGTATAATTCTTGTTCATTAACTTTTTGCGGGAATCCGTTCTGCATTATCTCAATCATGTCAGGTGTATATCCATCTACAATTGCATTTGCACTTTCATTGCTTTGTGGCTTTAGTGTAACATTGATCCCTTTATCATGAAAACGCTGACATCTTTCATATAACTCATAGAACTGATTAGGAACCATAACTTGATTAATAGTCACATAAACATTCTCACCCATTAAGAATAAACATTTTTCTGCAAACTCATTCTCATTTGCAAATTCACTATGATAACTTGCAGTTATTGATCTACGTTGAAGAAGGTCGGTGTTACTACACCACTTAGCCCACCATTTCTTACTAGGACTTAAATTGGTAGTCATGTGAATGCTTTGATATGGTGTTATGCCATCTTCTAAATGTTTAATTAATTCATGTAAATGTTTATAAGCGGTTGGCTCTCCGCCACTAAACGACCAGTGAAAATCAGTAAATTTATTTTGCCTTGCTTGCAATTTAATTTGATCTATTGCGTGTTTGTAAACATCCAGTGATTGATGATCGGGAGTGTCAGTATTTGCGTATGGCCAACAATAACTACATTTATAATTACAGAATCTGCCTAGTATCCAACTCACGGAAAAGAGAGGATGTTCCAGCATTGTGTGCTGACCAAACCTTACTATTTTCTCAAATGGTATTTGCATAAAATTGTTCTATATCTTCCTTACTTGTAACTGCTAAAAATTCTTCTGCACTGCGTTTTGGTGGAATATAGTTCTTTTTGATTTCCATACTTTCGTCACTACTTAAAACATCATGCACATATTTGCTATTAAATGTTTTCCCCAACTTGTCGCATTCTAATTGTAGATTGGCTGTTGCTATTCTGCTATAGACTTCAAATATTTCATCTAATTGGCTAAAGTCATTTAGTACTCTTATATCATACCCTCTAAGCAACAAAAATGCTCCTAGTCTTGCACCATATATTGCCCATAATCCATTCTTAACATCACTGCCTAAATGCATCCAATTATAAAGTCTTTCACGGTTGCGCCAATCCATTTTTTCAAAATCTTTTTCTCCGCTATCTAGTAACTTCATACCATCTCTAAAGCCTGCACGAAATGCTTGTTGTGGACTTTGATTTATAATTGTTTCACTGCCGATTCTGTTTAGTTCTAGGTACTTGTCAAGCTGAAAATCAACACTATCACCTGCTTCATGTGTACGCATTTCCTTTAATAAATGCACAGGCCAGCACTTAATACCACCATTACCATAGCAATTGTTGTTTACAGGATTAAAACTGCTGTAACTAAAAACGTAATCAGTCCAATCAAAATGTGGTTTGGTGTAAACATTAAAGCGAAAAAAGTTTGTAGCAATTTTATTGTCACCATCTACAATGATAACTCTATCTGTCTTAACTATATCCGCGACGGCCTTATGCGCAGCATCACTGCCCTTAACTCCATCAATTCTTTTTGCTTTTGGTTTTAGTGAAAGTAAATGTTGATAGTTTTCTTCAGCGTTTGGTTCATCATAACTTAGAAAAACAACATCATATAAGTTTGGATTTAATGCAAAGGTATTCATAATACATATTTAATGTGAAATTAATTTACCCAAACAAATTAAAAAAGCTAAATAATTAGATTATAATATGCAATATTTTTATAATTTCATTCACACATAAGGAGACACAAATGAAAACAGTAGGTGATAAAATTGAGAAGTTCGCAGTAACAGGCGTCAACCCAGGCAGTGATCAGTTTTTTGATATTACTGACACAAGTTTCGAAGGTAAATGGAAAGTTATAGTTTACTACCCAAAAGATTTCACATTCGTATGTCCAACTGAAATCGTTGCCTATGACAAGTTGGCAAATGATTTCAAAGACCGTGATGCTGTTTTGCTAACAGGCTCTACAGACAACGAGTTCTGTAAACTTGCATGGCAAAAAGCTCACCCTGATCTTGCTAAGATTACTCACGTGCAATTTGCAGATACGCAGCGTGGCGAATCAAGTTTGATCAATCAGCTTGGTATTTTCTTTGCTCCAGCAGGTGCAGCACTTCGTGCTACATTCATCGTTGACCCAGACAATGTTATTCAACATGTTACAGTCAACAATCTAAACGTTGGTCGTAGCCCAGAAGAAACATTGCGTGTATTGGATGCACTACAAACAGGTGAATTGTGTGCATGTAATCGCACAGTTGGTGGCGAGACACTATAATGTTAGAGTGCCTTATCTTAGGAGATAGTATAGCAAAGGGCGTAAGCCAAATACGCACTGAATGTGTGGCTTATGCTCAAAGCGGTATCAACAGCAAAGACTGGAATGATGCATACGTTAAAAAAATCAGACCTGCTAAAGCTACAATTATTAGTTTAGGTAGTAATGATTTTAAACATTTAAATACCGAAATAGAATTAGTAGCATTAAGAAGCTTTGTTAATTCTGATCGTGTGTTTTGGATTGTTCCTGCGATTAAACCAGAGAAACAAGAAATAGTAAAAAAGATTGCTAGGCACTATGGTGATACTTTCGTTATTATTCCTGAACTATCTACAGATAAGGTACATCCTACATATAAAGGATATAAACAACTAGGAGCATTAACAAAATGACAGCATGGGTAGACGCATTAAAAGAACAAAGTATTCCTGAATATGCTAAGGATACAAAATTAAACATAGATGCAGTAATCAAGCGTAGCACATTACCAGTTGAAGAAGCAGAGGCAGTGGCACTTGCAGCAGCGTTTGCAACTGGTAATAGCAAATTTTGGACATGGGTTCATAGTCAATTAGCTGACCGTAAAGAGGCTGACGCAGCATTAACAGCAGCAAGTTTGATGGCACAAAACAACATTTGGTATCCATTTGTTGAAATGGCTGATGACGAAAATCTTAAAGGCTTACCAGCACAATTGCGTATGAATGCAATTTCAAGTCATGGTGGCACAACCAAAGCAAGGTTTGAAGCATATAGTTTAGCAGCAAGTATTGTAGGCAAGTGCCATTTTTGTGTGAAAGCACATTATGAAACACTTAAAAAAGAAGGATACACGGTAGAACAATTACGTGACATTGGACGAATAGCAGCAGTTATAACGTCAGTAGCAAGAGTGTTAAGTAATTAATCAGCCCCGTAAGGGGCTTTTTATATAACAGGAAAATGATAAATGAAAATTATAGGTGATAAGTTAGGATCATTTGCTATCAATTGTATTAAACCAAATGAACCTACTCCAAATGGAAGAAAATTAGTAAACGAAAAGACGTTTGAAGGCGTTTGGAAAATATTTGTATTCTATCCAAATAACTTTTCATACGTGTTTCCAGAGGAACTAGTAGGATTTAATAAAATATCTGAACAATTAGCAAAGAATGGAGTCATGTTATTTGTAGGTTCTACGGAACTGCAGTTTAGTAACATGGCCTGGTCAATCATAAGTAAGGTTGAAACCCCTACATTACATCTGTTTACTGACAATTCGCAAGAACAATATAGTTTGGCACATAAGTTAGAAGCAAATACTGACAAAGATAGGGTAATAAGAACCTTCTGTATTGTTGACGATAATGATGTTATACAGTACATTAAGGAAGATGATTTAGATACTGTAAGTTCGGTAACTTCAATCTTGTCAACTTTGAAACAAATGACTGGGCAAATTTAAAATTGACATTTATTGCATTAAAAAGTATAATATTTTGAATCAGGACTAAATAAAATTACTATGAGAAACTTTACTTGTATACATATAACCAAAAAGCAGCCGTCACTAATGGTGTGGATGCCTGTAGGGTTTTATGCCTTAACAAGTGACCGCAATATTATTGAGGATTTGGGGTTTAGGTAAAGTGTAGTTGCATAGTAGGATTATCTAAACCCTGAGAACTCAAAAAGTCTCAGGGTTTTTTGTTATATGGAGAACAACAAATGAATTACAAAAATGATAAGTTTGTCAACGACCATATGTTATCAGATGAACAACTTGACAAATTGATAAGAGAAAAATTTGAAAGATTAAGGTTGCAATATGGTTATATTGAAAAGGTTGACAATAAAACAGACAACGTGTTAGAATCTTAATACGTTTACAGTGTGTAAGAAACGAGGTCTTAGTGCGCACTATAAACATGCACAAAACGGGCGGAGCCCCTGATGAAAACGCTGGCGGTAACAGCAGAGTAAAACGGGAATGATAAAGCAAATTTGCTTATATTTTAACGGCTTACAAGGCACGGGCGTATAAGATTTGAAGTTTGCTTTACCATACACATTTATTAGATGAACTCGGCATTACCCTTCGACGGTAGAAAGCCTGACCCCTAATTGAGTGTGTCTAAATACACTTAACTTAAAAGGAGAGAATCATGTCAGTACTAGCGTTGGACATCGGTGGAATCCCAAGACAATGGATTTCGCATGAAAATGCAATTACATATTTTGCGAAAGATATGGTTGCATGGTCGCTAGGTGAAGTTGTTGCAAAGTTTCGTGGGGGAATTCAGAATGATGGAAGCCTAAGTTACATTGAAACTCCTAGTATTATTGCAATTAAAGGACATGGATTCGATCCTAGTAAGCATGGCAAAGTAGCACTAACAAACAAAACATTGTTCGGTCGTGATAGACATGTTTGTGCATACTGCGGTGGACATTTTCTTAATAGTAATCATCTAAGCCGTGATCACATTGTACCTAAAAGCAAAGGTGGCGTAAACACATGGATGAATGTTGTTACTGCATGTAAACCATGCAACGGAAAGAAAGACAGTAAAACATTAAAAGAAAGTCGTATGGAACTATTGTACGTACCATATGAACCTAATCACTTTGAAAGCATGATTTTGCAAAATAGAAACATTCTTGCAGATCAAATGGAATATTTGATTAGCGGCGTGCCCAAACATAGCCGAATCCTACAGTCTTAGGTTGACATTAATTCACAGTTGAGATATACTGTGAATTAATTATCTGCCCGTAGCTCAGTCGGATAGAGCAACAGCCTTCTAAGCTGTGGGTCGGACGTTCGAATCGTCTCGGGCAGGCCAGTTTAAAGGAGTTGTAATGCCGTTATATGAAACAACTGTAAGAACACCAAGTGGTGAAGAAAAGAAAAGAGTTTTTGCGGATACACCGCAAGAGGCTAAAAAACTTTTTGAACAATTGTATGGTGGACCTAGAGCAGTTCCATATATACCAAAAATAGTACCAAGTTAATGGGGGATTGATGTAATGGGAGCCTGGGGCCTTTGCAAGGCCTTCGTGAGAGTTCGATTCTCTCATCCTCCACCAAGTTTCCGAGTTTAGCGCAGTCTGGTAGCGCATCTGGTTTGGGACCAGAGGGTCGGGAGTTCGAATCTCTCAACTCGGACCATTTCAACGAAAGAGTATTATGGAATATAAAGTCATAAATGCAACACATGATGAATTTCATAAACAAGTTGCTATATTGATAAGTGAGGGCTGGGTACCACAAGGTGGTGTCAGCGTGATAAGAGAATATCTTACTATTCCGACAACTTATTATTTTCAGGCTTTTATTAAAAACATTTGACATTAAATCCAAAACGAGATACAATGTCTGAATCGTAGCAATATCTTTAACAATTTAAAAATAAAACGGAAATGAACAATCCGTCTCTGAAAAGAGTTTGACAAGGTTTTGGTGTGGTAATGACTTCGGCACCATGTAACAGTCAGCACCTTGTTAGTTTTCGAATTTTAGTTTTATGCACCGTTCGTCTATCGGTTAGGACATTGCCCTTTCACGGCAGTAAGAGGAGTTCGATTCTCCTACGGTGTGCCAATTGCCTGCTTAGCTCATTCGGTTAGAGCACCGTGTTGATAACGCGGGGGTGCTTGGTTCGATTC